ACCGCATTCGCTTCAACTAGTAAGTATAATGCTGACGGTTCTACCGTAACAGGTGGAGCTACTATTGGTGGTGGAACATCAACAACGACTCGTTGGAGTGCACCATTAGCGATTGGTGTTGCAACTAACACAGCATTTGCCTCAACCAGTAAGTATAATGCTGATGGTTCTACTGTTACAGGTGGAGCTACTATTGGTGGTGGAACATCGACTAACGCATCATCAGAATTAACCGCAAGATATTACTTAGTAGGTGCAACTCACGACGACGAGGTATCGTCTAATAATGGTGCGGTTTATGTATTTGATGCGAATAATACATCTGCGCAACCAACTAAACTAACAAGATTTGATGCAACATCAAGTGATCAATCGATATACTTTGGTGGTCATATCGCGGCTGATTCGGAAAAAATTGTTGTGACAGCTGAGTCGGATAGTGCTTCTTTCTATCAGTCGGGTTCGGTCTATGTCTTTGATACTAACGATTTATCTGCGCAACCAACTAAACTTGTTCCTCCATTGGGCACCATTGGTTCTGGTGGGTCAGCAGATAGTAGTGTTAAGATGGGTAATTCAGTTGCTATAACTTCAGATAAAATACTTGTAGGGTTGGATCAAATCAATAGAACTACTGGTGCAGTCTGGGTTTATGACAGAAACGATCTCTCTGCGCAACCAATAGAACTAACTGCCTTTGATGGTGTTATTGGTGATCACTTTGGGGGTCCTTCAGCCACTGGAGAAGGAAGTGGTATTGCTGCAAATTCAGACAAAATTGTTGTAGCGGCACATAGAGAGGAAGAAGTTGGACAAAATATAGGCTCGATTTATGTCTTTGATGCCAATGATTTATCTTCTCAACCAACTAAAATTACACCTGATTACCAAAATGATCATCAACAGTTTGGTAATTCGGTTGCTATAACTTCAGATAAAATAGTTGTGGGTTCACGTTATTCTGACGATGTGGGAACTGATACTGGTGCGGTTTATGTATACGACGCAAATGATCTATCCGCACAACCAACCATACTAACACCATCTGTCGATGATGCTGTAGAATATGGTAATTTTGCTCAAATTGTCTCTGCAACTTCAGATAAAATAATTGTCGGTGCACCGAGTCATGAAGAGGATGAAATTTCTTCTGGAGCAGTATACGTCTATGATGCAAATGATTTAACCGCACAACCAACTAAGTTAACTCCATTTGATGCCGAACAGGGTGATAAATTTGGTTATTCAGTTGATGTGACTTCAGATAAAATATTAGTATCATCTAGATCAAAAGATGGAGGAAGAGGCGCAGCCTACGTTTATGACATAAGTGATTTATCTGCACAACCAATTAAGTTGACTGCATTCGATGCGTCGTCTTATGATTTATTTGGATCTTCAGTTGCAATTTTAGGAATACCATCACCAACTCCGGTTTCTGTTGACTGGAGTGCACCACTAACTATAGGTGTCGCAACTAACACAGCATTTGCCTCAACTAGTAAGTATGATGATTAGGTGTAACAAATATTTGGTATAAATAAACTTATTATTAAAGAAAAAAACAACAATTTAACAAAAACAACAATTTAATTTTTAGGAGACAAAAAATGTCACTTGTAGACGTAGATATACCGTTTAACGGCGGGAACACAAACAGCATAACTGAAGGCTACTTATGGAATTCGCCTGGGAGTGCTTTTGTTTGGGTTGGGGGTAATAATAATAATAAATTTATCTCCATAAGATTCCAGAATTCACCAAACTTTTACCATACTCATGTATTTGAAGTTGATGATATTAAATCATCTACTCCAACCTTTTCTGATTTGGGTGGTCTTACACGATCAACCAGTGATATCAGTAATAATCATCATAGTAACCATAATGTAAGAATGAGAAGGTTAAACTCCACAACAGCATATATGAAAATTTTCACTGGTAACAGGAGTTCAACACATTTTATTGTTGAGATGGATGAATCTGACAATTCAGTTAGTGTAACTAATATAGATAATCAAGTTGGTGAACCTTTAACTAAAGGTGGTTCTTATGGGTATGGTAGTTATGATGGAAATTTACGTGGCCGAGGTCTATATCAACAATTTATGTATTCGGTCAAAGAAAATTGTATAGTAATGTATTCTAGTTATGATTCCGAGTATGTAACTACTCCTACTTCATCAGGATCTCGTCAATATCGCAGCGGTTTTAGTCAAATTGATTGGGACCCAGTCAATAAAACTGTAACGGTAACCGATATTCTTACTGGTACTGGATTGTCTTCTCATACTAATTTTGGTAGACTTCCACAATTTAAAGGTGACCACTATGTAATTGACGCTTATGATGCAAACAATATTGGAGTTAGGTCATCTCCCTATGCTCCAGTTATAAGTGGTTTTAGTGATGCGAGAGGCATCCAAGGCGGAGGTAGTTATGATATGCCAGCTAATTGGGAATCTCAGGGTAACAATGGGTGGTTTAATGTCACTCATAGTCGAGATGGTGATAGTATTCATTTTGTTCTGATGGGACAACATGCTAGTAACACGAGCAGCTGGAACCATGATGTTAATTCGCTTTCTTCAGCTTACCAATATTACGTAATCACATATAAAAAATCTACCAATACTTGGCATACCACTAGTCGAAGATCTAATACCTCTGCTAACATCACCAGCAATGAACAATTTTGTTGGTTACCATTAAATACAGTTTCTAGTAAATCAATGATCGATGATAGTCGGTTTTATGATGATCAACAACATTGTAAAACTTGGATTAGTGTTGGAGCCTATGAAATTATAGTCAATGGTGCAGAAGGTGGTGGAAAACTAGGGATAAATCCTAGCAATTTTTCTGGACCAAGTATAAATGATGAAATAAGTTTAGGAAGCTCTTCGGAGTCTATTCAAACTATGTGGTTAAATGATGATCATTTTATGGTTATTTGGGCTGAAGATATTCATAGCAATATGATCCAGCAGCATAGCGACCACCATCAAATAGGATATAGTATTGTAAAATATATTGATGAAAATCAGGTGGAAGTTGTTTCTGCGGATTATATCACAAGTTCTGACTTGAATAGTTCTTCAATTCCATACTTCGAACCTTCGACGTTGTTTGTTAAGATGGATGACTTTACACTTTTCTCAGATAAATTTGCTAGACCAGTAACTATCTCTGCTCCTGAGTGATAATTAAATATGGGGGGGGGGTACCTCCCTCATTAATTTTTAACAAATAATTATAAACTTTTTAACACGAGAATAAAAATGGCAAACTATGTCTATGATTTAAGTGATCTATCTGCACAACCAACTAAACTAACAGTATTTGATGGTGCTGCGGATGATACCTTCGGTGAATCAGTTGCAGTAGGTTGATATTAATTTAACAATAGAGAATTAGAAAATGAAAACTTTTAAAGAGATAAGAGAAGGTGCAGAGAACTACACCATGAAGAAAGGACCTTACACTCGTAAGGTTGATGGTAAGACTGCTGACCGAATGAAAAGACAGGGTTGGAAACTAGTTGCTCGTGAAGAGGTTGAAGAAGCCCGACAGATGAAAAATCCTAAGAAGGACTCTATGGTTCAGAAGGGTGGTAAGACTATCGTAATCGATAAGTCCAAAGAAAAGGAATACCTAAGAAAAGGTTGGTCTTTGGCAGAGGCTTTCGAACCTCACAAGATGTATGATCCTAAGACTGGTAAAGAGTATGACGCTAAGACTAAAGATGATCATGAACGTATGAAGAAACTTGGTTACTCTCACGAAAAACCAGAAATCGATGAAGGTGTTTTACAAGAAAACTACAGAACTCTTGCACGTAAAGGTATGGGCACCGAAACTAAAAAGGAAGCACGAGTAGGTTTAGAGATTGATTTCTATGAGACTGAACGTGGAGACAAAGTATTTGGTAAAATTATCAAAGTAACTGGTACTGGGTATATTGTACAAGCACAAGAACGTGGTAACAATAAGAAGTATACTTTTAAGTTCCATGATCGTGTTAAAGCAAAGAAACTTATGAGTGAATCATACTCAGATATATCAACAGAAGCAATCTCATATGGTCGTCCTAAGAAATCTACAGAAAAGGACTCTGCTGATGTTGATGATTATAAAGCAACTTCTGATGATCGTAAAGCTGCGGATAAAAATGTGATTATGCAGATTCGTCGCGGTGTTGATATGCCTAAGGGTTGTACTGTAACTTTTCAGGATGGTAAGACTCAGAAGTTTCCACAAAAGGCTTGTCAATTAGTTGCCAAGAAATTTGATTCTTTCAAGAAGCCTGCTGTACGTAAGAAGTTTCAAGATGAGATTAATAAGTCATTGCCTTCTATGAAGAAAGCAATGAATATGAAAGGATAATACCATGAAAAGATTTTCACAGTTCTTATCTGAATCTTGTTGTGACGATTGTTCTACCTTAGATGAAGAACTTGTCATTGAGGATGCGGAATATGTATCTGAAGAGGGTAAGAAAGAAAATGTCAAGTTGAATAAGATTCAACGTGGTGGTTCTAAGAAGTTTTATGTGTATGTAAAGAACGATAAGGGTAATGTAGTAAAGGTATCTTTTGGTGATCCTAATATGGAGATCAAAAGAGATGATCCCGAAAGAAGAAAAAGTTTCCGCGCAAGACATAATTGTTCAGATCCAGGCCCTAAGTGGAAAGCTAGGTACTGGAGTTGTCGTCAGTGGCGTGCTAGTGCAAAGGTAGAGTGATGAAATCCTTTAAGGAGTATGTTTCTTCAGATGTTGTAACTGAAGCACCTACCGGACAGTTACTAAAAAGAGTTATGGCAAATACTATTCAGAAAAAAAAGTATTCTGCCGCACTTAAAATCCTAAAGGATATTTGGGATAGGAAAAAATCGGAAAAAGGACGCCGTCATGGACTGGAATATTATGCTGGTGTCGTATCTAAACAATATAATGTCGATGCTAGAGTTCTAAGAACGTTAGCGATAAATTCAGGTTTTTAGTTTTTTATAAATAAAACTAATATAATATGGGAAAGTCCATTAATGTCGGAATCACAAGAAAATTGGAGAGATGATCGTCTCAGTAGAATTGAAGAGAAGATAGATAAACTATCCGATGCAATGATATCCTTGGCTAGAGCTGAGGAAAAATTACTATCTATAGAGACTTCTAATCAAAACCAATATAAAAGAATTAATAGAATGTCTGAAAAAATAGACAATCTAGAAAGTAAAGCTGACGAATCCCATCGTGCAGTAAAAATCCTATATGGTATTATGTATGTAGTTGCAACTGCTGCAATTGGTACAATGTTTAAAATTTTAACAATGAATATAAACTAAGAGGCTAAAATGTCAAATAATAAATTAATCGGTGCGATAGAGGCATATAAGTCAATGATCTCTCAAGAAGAAGCACTGGAGGAAAAGAAAACTCTAGACCCTGTTGATGATAAGGCGAATGATAAAAAGTTCAAAGATCGGAAAGACAAGGATATCGATAACGACGGAGATGTTGACTCTTCTGACGAGTATCTGCATAAAAGGCGTAAAGCTACAGATGATGCAATTGACGGTGGTAAGAAACTCGCGAAGAATGAAGCTGTAGATGATACCGAAGCAGAAAAAGACGACAAAAAGAAACCCTTCCCACCTAAGAAGAAAGGTAAGGAAGATGATGGCGAGACTGAAGCTGAGAAGGAAGATGATGAGGAATCTCCGGTTGATACTGACAAGGAACCTGAAGTAGATGGTGGTTCTGATATGAAGAAAAATCCTAAGACTGCGGACAAGAAAGCTGAGATATCAAAAATCAAAGAATCTTTTGATGCTATGTGGGATCAAATTGTAGAAGCTGCAAAACCTAAACAAGTTCCCGATTCTGCTTCAAAACCTGAAGGTATCATGGACAAGGAATCTCCTAAGTCTAAAGAATTTGCAAAAATGCATGATGCGGATAATCCTGAAGTTGTTGGTGATGAAGCTGATTCTGTTGCATCAATAAATAAGGCAGAAAAGTCTTATAAGAAATCTAAAAAACGTCACAACGATAATGAGACTGGTGACAAGAATATAGTGAAAGGTTCTAAATAATATAGGTTTTATTATGGAAACAGAATTTTTATTTACTTGCGCTTTATTGTCTCTTACTATAGGAATTTTAGGATATGTTATTTTGTTTAAAAAAACTGATCCTAAAACAGGACAATTAACTTCTAGGTTTTTGACTGAGTCACCTCCTAACAAATCTATAGAAAAGATGACTAAAAAGGAACTCATTGAACTTGCTAGTCATCATGGTATAGATATAGTAAAGGATTTGAAAAAGGGAGATATGTTAACCACATTAAAAAATTGTGGTGTTAAGTCAGAATAAACTTCTGTGAAATTTTACATTCTTACTTCTAATCATATAGAGTGTCTAGAAAGACACTTTTACAAAATACCTACTGGTGAAGCCGTAGTCGTCATTAATTCTTTGGATGAGAATTATATAGATGCTGCGGTTTCTTTTTGTGTAAAACATAAAATAGAACACTATGTTACTGAATCGGACGGAACTCCAGCAACTGGTAAAAACTCTGTACTAAAATTATTCCGAGAAAGTGATAATGAATACATGGTACATATTGATGGAGATGATATATTAACCGACTATGGAATAGACCTTTACAAACGCATGTCTATGTGGTATAATGCACCAGATTGTTTGGTTTTATATCGACAAAAAGCAGTAAAAAAATCTAAAAAGGGGGACTGGTATGTACATTACTTCCCATTTGATAAGTCTTCTTTGTGTCAACAAAATATAACTAAAGAATATCTTATAGATTTTTTTATGTCTAAAGAGTATGGAAATTATTCTAGGGAATATGCAAAAAAATTAGCTGAAGAAAGATTAAAATTTAATAACATAATAGAAAGATATGGAGAATCTCACGAATCTATGTGTAGAATAGTTTTCTTCTCTAAAAAATGTGCGGAGATAATGAATTATGATAACTCTTTAGTTATTGGTGAGGATACAATACAATTTTTAAAACTTAAAAGGATCGCACTTAGTGGTGGTCTAAATATGGTAAGATACAGAGAAAGAACTAAACCCACATATTTCTATATGCAAGACTATGAGGGAACTGTTAAAAAAAATAATTGGGACTGGGTTGGACCATTTAATAAAATGGTAGAACAATTGGGGACTTTACCGGAATATCAGAACTTACCAGAGTTTTTAGATGATGGAACTAACAAGTAAAAATTTAGTATTATATGCAGCACAACATTATTATAATCCGACATGTATAGACAGTGAAGAATTTTTTTCTGATTTAAAAAGATTCAAGTACGTAAAAAGATTATTAAATAAATACGTATCTTCTAATGAATTGTCAGAAAGACTTATATTGAATCATCTCATTGTGATTTTTAATGTCTTTGGGAATGAAGCTGGAGTAGAGATGTTAGCATTAAAAATAGAAGGTATTGAACAGTGGAACGCGTTGAAACCTTTTCTTATATTTTTAAAAGCGATAACTAATGATGATCTGACTGGTATTAGTATGGACAAAAACGTAATAAAGACATTAAGAGATATGAGATAATGGGACTATTAAAATCAGCGGCTGACTTAGTTTATACAGTAAGATTTTTAAAACTATTGGTCACCCCCATAGAAGAAACCGAAACTTTTAAAGCGGGTATTATCGATAAAGATGGTAAAAAACGCAAGGACTATAGTATGAATACTATGGACGAACGTGAAGCTTACCGTAATTATTATACTCCTTTTCATAGACTTGTTTTCAATATAAAGAAACTTATGGCGAAAGCTCCGGGCGGTAGTAGTCGTCTTGCATCATATGCAGCTGCACTATATTTGATCAAGGAACACGGAGAATTGAACGACAGGGGAATAACTAAGATTCATAAAGATACCGGAATAGATATATTAGATATTCTACAAGAACAATCTGAATGGTTTATGTTAGAAAACAAACAAGTTTCGCCTGGCGTTTATAGAATAAAAGAAGAGACGGTAACTTCGAATTTTATTGAGGTAGTATCATCTAATGATCAGATAAGAATAACAGAAGATAATTCCCATCCTTGTGGTGAAATTTTTGGTATAAACATATATGAAGCTATACACCTAAAATCTCAACAACCCATGTATGTGACCACAGGTGAACTAAAAAAATGAATCTCGTCGAAGACTGCGAGTTTCTCACCGAAGGTTGGCCCAAAAGAGAGGGTCATGTTGTCCCTAGTGAGGTAACGTGTCTTATATTTTCTGCAATACTAAAAGAAACTAAATGCAATAATTTATTTGAGATTGGTTTTAATTATGGACATAGTTCTTATACTTTTATGAGTATAATGAAAGAACTGAATTTACATTCGGTGGATATTGGTCAATATGATCATACTCTTGTAAATGCGGAAAAACTTAAGAATATGTTCGGAGAGAGGTTTACCTTTTCTCATAGAAATTCTCACTCTATAGAACCTCATGAGATAGAAAATTATGATATGGTTTTTATTGATGGTGACCATAGAACAGATTCAATGTCTAGAGATTTGAATCTATGTAACAATGCAAACATAAAATATATATTAGTAGATGATTATGTGCGATGTATGTCGGAAACAGATAAGATATATCCAAGAGATTTGGTCGATCATTATTTGACCAAACTAGATTTTCCGTATAATAAGTTGAAAGAGTACATATACCCAGCAACAGACAGACAGAATCATATGATTTTATTGGAGAGAAATTAATGAAAACTTTTAAACAATGGCAAGATCAATTCGAAGAAATGGCTTCTACAAACACCACCTCGGTTGTTGGCGCTGGAGATGATAGTTCTACAGTTGTTGTTAGAAAAAAATATGACAGAAAAAAGAAAAGAAAAGATGTTCCACCAATACTTCAAAGAATGATAGATAGAAGAGAAAATCCTTTAATTTAGTTCTTTACTTTCTTTGTATTTTGTGATATAATACATACTAAATTATGCGAGGTTTGAAATGTCTATTACCAAAATGAAAGTTGTCGTCATGAACATTGAGGACAAAGCGGTGGTCTTTTTTGATGAATCTGCGATAGGTGGGGCTAGGGGTGTACTTCAAGCCCACTACGGAAAAAAAGAAGAAGTTGTCCTAGTGAATCTAGACCCAATAGAAGAGAAAGATCATGATCTTCCTTCAGACAGATTTTTATTATCTAACCCTAAATTATCTCTAAGAAAATATTTATTGTCAAACTATTCAGAAAACTATAAAGATGAAAATTCCTATATACTAGACACTATAAAATCCTTCATTAAAGAAGGAACCCATCTTTCTCTTGATGAGTCTTATATGGAATCTTCTAAATGTCAGTAAAAATTAATAAGAAAAGAGACGAGTTACTGACAGACTACGCTCTATCAATGTTACAAGACTTCTATATGCAAGAGGGTGAAGTTAGTCCACAAAATGCATATTCACGTGCAGCCACCGCATGGTCAACGTACAAAGGTGAAACTGACGAAGATCTCGCACAAAGACTCTATGGATATGTTAGTCAAAAATGGTTCATGTTTGCCTCCCCAGTACTATCCAATGCCCCTAACCCAAGATCCAAAAAGAAAAGTAAAGGTCTCCCTATATCCTGTTTCCTTACCTATGTTCCTGACACAGTCGAGGGACTGATAGAACACTCTTCCGAACTTAGATGGTTGTCTATTATGGGTGGCGGAGTAGGAGGTCATTGGTCAGATGTTAGATCAGTTTCCGACATAGCGCCTGGCCCTATGCCCTTTTTACATACTGTCGATGCGGATATGATCGCATATCGTCAAGGTAAAACTCGAAAAGGTTCTTACGCGGCATACATGGATGTCTCCCATCCAGAAATAATCGAATTCCTTAATATGCGTATCCCTACTGGGGATGTTCAACGTAAAGCTTTGAATCTCCATAATGCTATCAATATAACAGATGATTTTATGGAAGCAGTAAAAAACAATAGAAATTTTCATCTTGTATGTCCTAACGGTAACGCTATAAAAGACACTGTCAATGCTCGTAAATTATGGGAACGTATTTTGGAAACAAGATTTCGTACAGGAGAACCTTACCTAAATTTTATAGATACCGCCAATAGAGATCTCCCTCAACCATTAAAAGACTTGGGTTTAAAAATTCAGGGATCTAACCTATGCAATGAGATTCATCTTCCAACTTCCTCTGACAGAACTGCCGTCTGTTGTTTATCTTCATTGAATCTAGAGTACTATGAAGAATGGAAAGATACTAACATTGTTCGAGACTTGGTGCGTATGTTGGATAATGTATTAGAACATTTTGTTGAGAATGCACCAGACAGTATTAAAAGAGCTAGATTCAGCGCCTACAGAGAAAGATCTATAGGTCTAGGAGCAATGGGGTTTCATTCCTTACTACAGAAACACGGAGTTGCATGGGAATCCGAGACTGCCAGAAGTATAAACAATACAGTCTTTAACCACATTAACTCTGAAGCCGTATCAGAAACTAAACTACTTGCAGAACTTAGAGGAGAGTATCCTGATGGTGTGGGTAGTGGTCGTAGAAACGCTCACTTGATGGCTATTGCCCCTAACGCATCTTCTGGTGTTATTTTGAGTACAAGTCCTTCTATAGAACCTTCTAAAGCAAATGCCTATACTCATAGAACTCGTGCTGGTTCTTTTTTAGTTAAGAATAACTATCTTATTAAACTACTGGAAGAGAAGGGAGAGAATAACGAATCCAATTGGACATCAATTATAACCAATAAAGGTTCGGTACAACATTTACCATTCCTCACAGAAGGAGAGAAAGCGGTATTTAAAACCGCACAAGAACTTGATCAGACTTGGGTTGTTCAACATGCTGGAGATCGACAAAAATATATTTGTCAAGGACAATCCGTTAATATATTTTTCCCAGCTGGGGCAGATAAACATTATGTCAATAGGGTTCATCTTATGGCTTGGAAAATAGGTTTGAAGGGATTATATTATTTAAGAACTGAAGCTAAGAGTCGTGCAGAAAATGTTTCGGAGAAGGTAGAACGAGTTGCTCTTGGGGAGGATACAAGAACTCTTGTTTATGGTATACCCGATTGTCCTTTCTGTCAGTTAGCGAAAGATGAATTAAAATTACGTGGCATATATTATGATTATATAAACCTAAAAGAAGTGGGTAAGACTGCGGCCGAAGTCACTGGTCGAAAAGTAAAAAGTGTACCTCAAATATATATCTCCGGAAAATATGTTGGTGGGTACGAAGATTTAATGAAGTTCTTGGACAATCCGGTTCAAGAAGAATCCGAAGAATGCAGAGCTTGTGAGGGATAAATGTCACTATTAGAATTTAGTAAATCGTACAAACCTTTCGCCTATCCTTGGGCGGTAGATATGGTAAAAAAACATGAAGAAATTCATTGGGTAGAAGATGAAGCCGAACTTTCCGAAGATATTCAGGACTGGAAGACTAAACTTTCTGAACAAGAAAAAGAATTTATAACTCAGATATTGAGACTGTTCACGCAGTCAGATGTTCAGGTAGGAGAAAACTATCACGAACTTCTTATACCCAAATTCAAGAATAATGAAATAAGAAATATGTTAGCGTCTTTTGCTAATCGTGAAGGTGTTCACCAGCGTGCTTACGCGTTGTTAAATGACACTCTGGGTTTACCTGATGAAGAACATCACGCATTCCTAGAATATAGTGAAATGGCAGATAAGTTAGACTTCATGAAAGAGGGGAATATAAACTCCCATACCGGACTCGCACTTGTTCTAGCTCAGTCCGTATTCAATGAAGGTATGTCTCTGTTTGCATCATTCGTGATGCTACTAAACTTCCAACGTTTCGGTAAGATGAAAGGTATGGGAACTATTGTAGAGTGGTCTATCCGTGACGAGACTATGCACGTACAGGGTAATGCAAAACTATTCCGTGAGTTCTGTGAAGAACACCCACGTATTGTTAATGACGAACTCAAGTCTAAGATCTATGAGATGGCAAAGAACGCTGTTAAGTTAGAAGACCGATTCATCAAACTTGCATATAAGTCGGGTACCATTGAAGGTCTAACTGAAACAGATGTTAAACAGTACATTCGTCACATCGCTGATCGTAGGCTTCTTCAACTTGGAATGAAACCAAAGTTTGGAGTTAAGGATAACCCATTGACTTGGTTAGATTGGGTCCTTAATGGTGCCTCGCATGATAACTTCTTTGAAAAAAGAGTGACAGAGTATTCCGTAAATGGCATGGATGGTGAATGGGGATGGGAAGAGGAAGAAGAAAGTCCTGTTTGTGGTCTAGATGGTAAAGGTTGTCTAGCGTAATGTGGGAAATAGAATGCCCCATATGCGATATCTTTACCGCTGTAAAAATAAGGTACGAAATAGATGAGGATGAAGTCCCTCGTTTCTGTCCTATGTGTGGTTCTGATATAGACGCTGAAGAGGTAGATGATTACGAGTAGTTAGTATAGACATATATAATTGTTATGTGGATATATGAAGATAAAGAATTTAAACCCGACGATGAGTTCCTCAAAACTTATGTCGGGTTTGTTTATATGGTGACCGAAAAAGATAGTGGTAAAAAATATATCGGTAAGAAGTTATTTTGGAAACCAAAAACTTTGCCCGTCACCAAAAAGAGAAAGAGAAGAGTTAAAACTAAAGTTCAATCTGATTGGATGGATTATTATGGTTCAAGTGAGAATGTTAAATCTTTAGTTGAACAGAAAGGTGGTGAAGCTTTTAGTAGGGAGATACTTAGATTATGCAAATCTAAAGGAGACTGTTCTTATTATGAAGCTAAGTACCAATTTCAATACGAAGTACTAGAGTCTTCGGACTTTTACAATGAGTTTATTGGGTGTAAGGTACATTCCAAACACCTATCTATTAACATGAAAAAATAGGAAATTTATTATGCCAATCAAATGGAAATCAGATACAAAAGACAGGAAAAGAAATATTACTCGGTATTATATACACACCGTTCCTACCGAAGAACTTCAAGAATCTATTGCCAAAGACAACACTACGGGCAAGAAAAAACAAAAGGCCAGAAATGAACTGGTTCGTCGGAAGGCACCCCTAGTAGCGGAAACTGTTGAAGATTAAATACTTGACAAAGTTTTTTTATTGTGTTATAATACACGAATTAATGCTCGGATAGCTCAGTTGGTAGAGCAGCTGACTTGTAATCAGCAGGTCGCAGGTTCGACTCCTGTTCCGAGCTCCATTTTGGGGGTATAGCTCAGCTGGGAGAGCGTCGCCCTTGCACGGCGAAGGTCTGCGGTTCGATCCCGCATACCTCCACCATACGAGTCCTATGATTGAGGACTAGTAGTTATTTGTTTCTCCTATGATGAGAATGGGATTAATCATCCCAAATAGAAACACGACACCAAGTAGGTCGGTAGCTGGTACCGTTAGTCAGAAGGCTTGGAGACTATGCACGTGCAACGTATAAGGTCAAAGAAGAGTTTTGTGTCACCAGACAAATTTATTCCGTCTTAGCTCAGTTGGTAGAGCAAGTGACTGTTAATCACTGGGTCGGTGGTTCGAGCCCACCAGACGGAGCCATTAATATACCGTAATAGTCATATGGGAATTAGCCAAAAATTACTGCGCTACTTTGATCGAAGAAAGTCTAAGTCTACTGACAAGGATCACACTCGATATAGAAATGATATATGCAATCACTGGGACTTAGACTATCTTTCGGTTGAAGAGATAGATAAGCGTTTAAACGAAGAGGATATTGAAACATCAATTACTCGTCGTAAAAAAGATTAACTATTGGGGGGATTCCCGAGCGGTCAAAGGGATCAGACTGTAAATCTGACGCGAAAGCTTCGGTGGTTCGAATCCACCTCCCCCCACCATAAAATTTTCGGAGAGGTGGCAGAGCGGTTGAATGCACCAGTCTTGAAAACTGGCATACGTTAATAGCGTATCGTGGGTTCAAATCCCACCCTCTCCGCCACTTTTCTCATAAAAAAACTTCATTTAATTTCAAGAAAACGCTTGACAAACCTTGTTGGTTGTTGTATAATACCTATGTATTGATGATTAAGAGAGAGTGTTTATTATGAGTTTTGCCCCTTTGAGTGTTGAAAATGTTTTAGGTGAGTTTACTGAGAAAGACTTTGGTAATTACTTCCATTACTCTGAGAATGCTAACAGAGTTGAAGGGTGTAAGGATTGGTGTTGTTTCCCCCACCTAGTATGGGTTGGTGGTTTACATCAAGAGTATCGTTATGCGAAGGTCAAGAAGACTGTTGCTTACGTTGTGACTGATGAAAATGATGACGGCAGTCCCGTCATCGAGAAGTGGTTTCTTAAAAATAATGTGAGGTATGTGTAATGGGAATTCATGTTAGTGTGTACAAACAAGTTCCGTATGGAAATAGTTTTTTAGATAATGTCGACTGCACCGCTGGTGGTGAGTCTTCATATAGTAAGGGTTTTACTATAGTTAATGCAGAGGGTCCTTTCGAACCGTGTTCAGATTACCCAGCTGCGGAACTGATTATGGAAGAACCTATCGGTGGTCGTAAGTGTCTTAGAGTTGTTCCCTCATCAAAGAAGGATAAATGGACAATGTTCGGTGGTAACTATGCCGCAACATCTGACTCACGATTTTCCCAACTTTGTGACCGATTGATTGGTGGTCACTTCTATGGTGCTGTTGCAGTCTTTGACCGAGTGGAGTTTTAATATGACTTTTGATGAAGCCTGTCACTATTTGTGGCGTGAAGAGTTAACCGATTGGGGTGAGTATAAAGTCCCCAATCACGTGTATATAACTAAGGGTACGGACCTTGTGGGTTATGTTCCTTATGGTACAAAGGATGTGAAAATCTTCAGTGCTCCAAAAAAATCTTGGAGCGTGAGTAGACGAAAGTTCCGCAAGTTCAACAAGAAAGATATTAAATATTATTTTGAAAATAAGTAATAAATGTGTTGACAAAGTGTGTGAAATATTGTATAATACCTATGTATTGATGATTGAGAGAGAGTGTTTATTATGACTTATTTTGTTAAAGAAGATTTCCAATGGGACGGTATGTACTTAACATACAAAGGTGATTTCGAAGGTGCCAAGTTTATGCAAGATGTTCATCCTAACTGTCACGTAGGTTGGCACGGTAAGTTAAAGCCTGCTTTTGTCGCGAGATTCAAACATGGTTACAAACCTTGGAAATCGTGGATTAACTTCCTAGTAAAAAATGTTCGTGTTGAAGAGTATATGTATCTTTCTGACCATAACAACAAATTCTTCAATGAAGATTATGGGTACGAAGTCGGAGGTTCTCCAGTCTTTGCAATGGAAACTCTTGGTTATAAGGGGAAGACATAATGTACGGTATAGTTGGTGAGACAATTCAATGGGACACTCCGAGTAGTGTCCTTTCTGGTGAAATAATGTTTGTGCATACTCCTGAAGATATCGATTACTACAGCATTGCGACTGGACCTAATCTAATGGACAGACATTTTCTTGATAGTGATACAATGAAAGAACTTAATGTAAAAAACTTAGGAGAAATAAAATGAGTAAAATGAGTACGGTAGTTTTTGAAGTTCAAGAATTATATGAACAAGCAGTTTCAGTACAGGATATTTCTAGTAAGTTAGACCTCCCTTTAGAATTTGTTAAAGATATTGTTTCTTGTATTTGGGATTACGAATGAATATTTTTAGATTACATGACGACCCTGTTATATCAGCTCAAATGATGTGTGACAAACATGTGGTCAAAATGGTCATTGAATATGCCCAGTTACTATCAACCGCTCATCGCGTTATTGATGGTGAAGAATATACTGATAGAACTAAAGGTGGTCGTAGAATAAAACGATGGAGACTCAATGGTGATGCTCAAGAAAGACTTCTATACAAAGCTTGTCACGTCAATCATCCCTCCGCTATTTGGACACGAGAAAACAAAAGAAACTACCGATGGTTGTATAATCATTTTGTAGCTTGTGCAAAAGAATACACTCATCGTTACGGGCGAATACATGCTACTTACGATAAACTATCTAGTCAGTTGTGGTTTGCTCCTAAGAATATTAATCAGGTAGGACCTGAGACTGTTATGCCACAATGTATGCCCGAATATTGCAAAAATGATAATGTTACTGAAGGTTACCGTAAGTACTATCGAGAAGAAAAAAAGTACTTTGCTAAATGGTCTAACCGAGAGGTACCAAAATGGTTTCAAGAAAAGTAGGCGTTTGGATACTAAGAATAATGCTTATATTTTGGTTAAGTTTTTCTCAGAAAGCTGATGATGAATTGTTTGGTGTTTTAACAAGTATTAGAAGATTCAACGAATGTCGCAGATTAGTAAAAGATGTGACAAAAGAAACATATATATAATATTATTAACAAAGGTAATTAAATTATGGCATATCCAAAAAGAGGTCCAGAAGTTTTCGAGATGATCGAAGAGTTTGGCGAATCTAAAAATAAATCATCTCGTTTAGAGATCCTAAATAAATATTCCGATGTCCAAGCTTTCAAAGATGTGTTGCGAGGGACTTTCGATGACTCTTTGGAATTTCTTTTACCAGAGGGCAAACCACCTTTCACCCCAAACGAAGAGAGATCTATTCCTTCCACTTTACTTAGAAACCACAAAATGTTTGGTTACTTTGTTAAGGGTGGGCCCGGAACAGATTTACCATCTTTCCGAAGAGAAAAAAAGTTTATTGAACTTCTAGAATCCATCCATCCAAAGGATGCGGATTTGGTTATTTCTATGGTAGCAAAAAAATCACCCATCAAATTCTTAACTAAAAAATTAGTACAGGAGGCATTTCCTGATCTGATACGTAAGTAAACCTCAAGGTAGCATTTTCCCATCGACTCAGCACAAAAGGAGCTATTATGTCGAACATTAAAGTAACTACAGTAAAATCAATTGCAATATCCGGTAATAATATAAAAAATTATCAAACTTTTAAGGGAAAGTACTCATAAGGAGGTGATCATATCTCTTCAGGATCAGACCTCGCGTATCCTGTCGTATTGATCTACTTTATGACCAGTGAATTTTATTATGGCAATTTACAATTTTAAAAATACGGAATCTGGAGAGATCTTTGAAAAGACTCTTCGGATTTCTGACCTAGACGAATTTAAAAAAAATCATCCAGAACTTAAACAGGTAATATTATCTGCGCCTAAACTCGTTTCTGGACATACCACAGCTCGTCAGTTGGCCGGTTCGGAATGGAATGACCATTTAAAAAATATCAAGAAGGGTGCTGGCAAGCACTCAACAATTAACACTTAATATAGGAATATATACATGAACAGAGAAAATGTTTTTGAAACATTAAAAATAGACGAAGGGGTTAAGTATGAAATTTATCTCGACCATCTTGGCTACCCTACTTTTGGTGTGGGGCATTTGGTCAAGGACAGTGACCCAGAACATGGACAGGATGTTGGAACAGAGATCTCTGAAGAGAGAGTCTGGGAATGTTTTGAGACCGATCTGGACATCGCGATTTCCGAGTGCAAAGCTTTATACGAAGAGCGGACTTATGGAGATTTCCCCAGCGAAGTCCAAGAAATCTTGGTTAATATGATGTTCAATATGGGACGGACTCGTCTCAGTAAGTTTAAGAATATGACTGCCGCACTACTTGACGGTGACTGGGAAAGAGCTGCGGTAGAAGGTAGGGACTCTCGTTGGCATAAACAAGTAACTAATCGTGCAGAACGATTGATGGTGAGACTAGAGAATGTCTAAGAACGCAATCTTCCAATATATGATAACAAGTGATGCTGTCGACCAAAGAGGAGACATCAAAGGAAGAAACCGATCAGAACTCTATCAGGAGTGCGCATCAATATCTAGAAAATCTTTCGAGGCATATGCGGATTTGATTTGCGCTGACCATCACTACTCGGATAAAAGAGTATTCACTGAAGGACATGGTTGTTCAACATCACTTCTTTATGAATGTCTTCGAGTAATCTACGATCCAATGTTTGACAAATATGATAACGTTCTATTTGTTGATACCGACATCGTAGTAAATACGACAAAAAATATCTTCGACGAGTGTTGTCTTGGAGCTGAAGTTTATGGTGTATTAGAATCTGACATAGTTACTCCAAATGGAGGTGGATACAATTCTTGGGACTATAAAGAAAGTACATACAATGACTTTTGTTCTAAGTTTGATATGCACAACTGTCCTATATTACCGACATTACCTCCTAGTAGACCATCCAAGTTGACAATCCTTAATACTGGAGTAGTTATATGGACTAAGGAAGCCAGACTTCGTGCGAGAGAAGAGTTTGATTCTTGGGAAGATTGGTGTTACTCTCAACCATCTTTTCATATGTCAATTATGAATGATCAACCCTATATCTCCGCACAACTTGGAAAACATGAGTTCGACCTAGAATGTTTAGGCCAAGAATGGAATGATTCTCCACATTATGATACCGAGGAAGATTTTTTTGAGAAGGCTAATTTCTGTCATTATACCGGAGGAGATTGGAAGATCGATATGACTAGACATTGGTATCAGAGGAAGTATAGAGTTATGCCTTGGGAAAGAACTTTAGTTCCATAAAACACTTGACATTTCTAGTTCAATAGGTTATAATACCTATATTGAATGGAGAAACAAATGAAGGAAAAGGTAATATTAGTAGACTGTGATGGTGTTTTGTTAGACTGGGTCTACGCATTTACTCAGTGGATGGATCGTCATGGATATGAGTTAGATCCTAATGCTGACAAGATTTACAGTATCAATCAAAGATATAATATATCTAAAGACGAAGGTAAAAGATTAGTTCGAATGTTCAATGAGAGTGCGGTGATTCGTAAACTGCCCCCTCTCAGAGATGCTATGAAGTATGTGAGAAAACTTCACGAACAACATGGTTATGTTTTTCATGCGATAACTAGTTTGAGTAATGATCAGTATGCGCAACATTTGAGAACTAAAAATCTTATTGAATTATTTGGACCAACACCCTTTGAGAAATATGTTTATTTAGATACTGGTGCCGATAAGGATGAGGCTTTAGAAGAGTATCGTGACACTGGGTGTTATTGGATAGAAGACAAACCAGAAAACTGCGATGTAGGAATCGAAATGGGTTTAGAGAGTCTCTTAATTGCGCATGAACACAACGCAAACTACAAAGGCAGTGCGTTACGCGTTCAAAACTGGAAAGAAATTTACAAAGTTATTACTGAATAAGGAGTTACTATGACTATTAAAGCGCCTAACTGGTGTCCACATGCAGTACCTACTCTGAAAGGTTGGGAAAATCCTGTCACCGGAGAAGTGTATAAAAAGCAATCAATCACAACTGATCAAATTTCCGAGTTCTTTAGAGCTTCTGCTCCTTCAGAACCACCTGTAATAAGGGAGGTAGTATTTGATTGTTTTGATGTAGAAAAAACTTCATCTGTACAACTCAATGAAACTATGTATAGTAATAGAGTTGAAGAAAAAAATCCAAAGAAAGATTGGGCCGACTAAAGATGTTGAAACACAACGATTCTGCTACCGAATTATTAACCATTCTTCAAGAAGAATGTGCGGAGGTTATTCAAGAAGCCTCTAAGATAAAAAGGTTTGGTCAAGAACGTGTGAATATAGATCGACTTGCAAAAGAAGTGGGCGATCTAGTTTGTATGATAGAACTTCTTCAGGAGTGGGAAGTTATATCTTATAGTGCTGTCGAGGAATCTAGACAACAGAAGTTAGAAAAACTAAAAGTTTGGTCGAACTTATTCAGTGAAGAAGATACCTCTACTTATTACGATGATGTCGTTGTTTCGGAAAACTGATAATCAAATATCCATTCTTAAGTGGGTGGGTACTATATTGTTTTTTGCAGCTGGGATTCTCCTTAGTAGTAAAATAGATATAAGTCGATGGGGGTATATACTTTTCTTCATTGGACATATGATTTTTATTTATGTTTTTTGGAAAGACCGACCCATGTTGATTCAAAATCTTATGTTTACAACAATAGACTTATGGGGAATATATCGGTGGTGGTTAATCTAACCCTTCTTCGGAAGGGTTTTTTTTTATTATAAATAGTCATATAAATTAATATATAATTAAGGTTTTTAAAATGGCAAAAGAAACTAAGACAAAAGAAAAGGTACTCACGGTAGATAGTGATGGATCTCTCGCAAAGGCTGACACAAATGGTGATGGTCATGTAACAGAGACCGAACTGGAAATGCATATGGAGTTCAAAAGAAAAGAACTTGAAGATGCTGATGCGATGCGAGATGCACAACGAAAGATGGCTTGGTTCTCTCTATATGGAATGTTGTTATATCCTTTCGCGGTTGTCCTTGCATCTGTCGTAGGTCTAGATGAAGCGACAAAGACACTGGGTTCTATGGCTCCCACATACTTCGTTTCGGTTGCTGCTATAGTTGCGGCATTCTATGCGAAAGAAGCAATGGGTACTAAAAAATAAGGATAGATAGATGTCACATAAAGATGTAAATCCACATATATTATTCCCCTTTCTAATTTCCTGTGCGGCTGCTTTTATTATTTCCTTCGCATTTGCTAACGCAAAACACAGAGGTCATAACCCCCAAAGTGCGTGTATAAACGAGTGTTATGAAAAGTTGTTAGAAAGACGAGAAGTTGCTAGGGTCGCTAAAATAGAAGAAGAAAGACTTATCGCAGCAGGCGTTATTGAAGCTCCTGTAGTCGTGGAAGACCCCACCCCACCTATGTGGAATGGATGTGCTGGATGTCATGGTACGAAGGGTGAAGGGATGGGAATGTTTCCAAAGATAGCTGGGCAAAGTAAAGAATACATTACAACTGCTTTACTGGAATATAAAAATAGACAAGAGAGGGGAAGACAGTCCATGATAATGTGGTCACAGGCATCTTTTTTGTCTGATAGGGATATTGACACTCTCGGAGATTTCATTAGTAATTTGGAAAACTGATGACTGAACTCGTTACTTGGAGAGGAACTCCGGGCGTAGGTGATTTTATGTGGGCACTTAATAGTGTCCATTTACATTCTTGGCGTACTAAAACTCCAATAGATTTAGAAATGCATTGGTCTCATGGTGAACATCATCTTCATCATTTTGAGGACCCAGAAACTATTATAGAAAGAATGCAGTATATGCATAGGTTTTATGATAGAAAAGAAGATGTAAAAATATCTCATGTTATTAATACTGATAGTAGATACAGTAATTGGAGATATGAAGATGATACTGAACTTATGCCGGACGGTTCTAAAAGACAAGTCGCAAGGTTTTTAGATAAAACTCGATTTGAATTTCAATCAGGAAGGTACTCTGACAAAACAGGTGCACAAGTTCCTGATAATGATTGGATTTTCCGAGAGGATACATTTTTAGATATTGTCCCTAATAAAATAGTTTTTTGGAGACCCACATTTAACGCTGAAACTCCAAGAACTTGGAAGAGACAGTTGACAAACAACGACTGGGATGTTATAATAGATAAGTTAAAATCTCATGGTTTTCAGATGGTTGAACTGACATACAGAACTCCCATTAGAGAAGCTATGTGGCATATTTCTACTTGTAGACAGGTTATATGTTATGATGGTATGTGGCACTATGTTGCAAAGAACTTCTGTAAGCCCTTAATAGTAATAAGTGAAGAGGGAGTTACCAAGTATCATACTAAATATGCAGTAAGAGCCAGTCACAATTCCGAAGTTGATGCAAGTATATGGTTTTGGGTAGATAACCCCGAAATAATGCTAGAACACTCCCAGAAGAAGGCCGATAATTTTAGAGAGAGAATAAGAGATCTTAGACAATGAAATTACCATTACACATAGACAGAGCTGTAATAGAGATTGTGGGTGGCTGCAATTACTCTTGTAGTATGTGTCCACAAGATTTGCGTGAGGGTGGCAGAGACAAAGGGTTTCGTCGTATGATGAAACTTGAAGAGTTTGAAAGTTATGTAGCCGACTGTGCGAAACACGGAGTAAGGGTTATAAATTTAGACGGTTCCGGTGAAGCAACTATGCAAAAGAAACTTCCTAAATTTATAGAAGTTGTTAAAAAAAACGGAGCTAAATGTTTTATCTTTTCTAATGGATTTAAAATGGAAGGTAAGTACATGAGAGATTGTGTTGATGCTGGTCTTGATTTTTATAGATTCTCCTTCATTGGTTCAAACCAAGAAGACTACACTAAATGGATGCACAATGCAGTAGGGGGAACATACGCCGGTATTCGTCAGAATATTGAGGAAATGGTAGAGTATGTTAATTCTAGTGGTTCTGATTGTGTAATTTCTACATATCATCTCATCACTGATAATAAAAATATTGATCAAGAGTTAGAACAGTATAAAAGAATTGTTGATGAACTGGGTGTAAAAACTGAGATATGGAAAATGCACAACTGGTCTGGTGTGCAAGATATTGAGGATGTGGGTGTTAGGTCGGGTTCAGTAAAAACATGTGGTCGTCCATTTTCTCCTGATGTGGTCATTCGCGCTGGTGGATTGGATGGTAAGAAGGGTGCGGTTCATCCTTGTTGTCAAGTTCTTGGTAGAGATACTGAGGCTGTATTGGGACATATGGAAGACAACACTATAGAAGAGATATGGAACGGTCCTCAATATACTGAACTGAGAGAACAACATACTTCCGGAAACTATCCAGATTTTTGTAAAGGTTGTGATTTCCTTATTGATGATCCGGAAGTGTTAGTATACACCAATCACGAAAGAGATCTTATGAAAATGCATGGAACTGAATTTGATTTAAAAGATTTCCAAAACCCAGAAAACTTATGAAAATGTTGATATATAGTTGGTTATTTTTATAAATAGTATTAGAAAATACCTTTCTTAAAGGGCAAACGTAGAAGAACTAAAGAGGAAAATTCTATGAAAACACAAGAACAGCGTTCAAGATTTGCTGTAAGTTATCCAGAAGGAGGCGCCTTTTTAGTTGCTTCTTTAGTCGGTCAGTACATTATTGAAAAGTACGGAGTTACAGGTAAATCTTCAGTAGAAACTGCTTTCAATAGTAGTGACTATGGATTCCATCCTCTAGTTCCCACGAACCTAAACTATGACGGTAACGATTCTGTAACTGATATGGACACTTTAATGACGGTTTATCCCGAACAAAAGTTTCTTATCAAAAGAGATCCTGTCGATTGTCTTTCAGTGGTATACTTAAAACATAAAAAACGTCACCCAGAACTAACAGTAGAAGACTTCTTATCTAACTTGGCTGGTGTTTCTACTATCAAAGTATTTGAAGATGAGATAGAACATGTAGCTTTTTGTGATGTGTATTCCTACGAAAATTTAGTGAATAATCCTGAGTCGGTAATCACTAGAATACTTCACAGATGTATAGGGGAACTTAACGATGATGGTGTGGATTTGTCAGTAGTAGATGTCGTAGTAGAAAAATCCCAGATTAAAAATCTAAGGGAAAGTGAGAATATGGGGTATGATGACAGTGTAGGAATATCCAAGAGCGTCTTTACAGAAGAACAAATAGAAACTATAGTGACTTATTTAAGTTAAAACTAAAAATGAATTTTATATTATGAATAACAATTACAAAGGACAGGTGGATATTTTCGTCTGTCCTTTTTATTATCTATAGAATAGTAATATTTATTCTATGTGTATATAGATGTATGAATAATATATTTCTTACAGGTTGCGATAGAAATACGGAATGGCAACTACCTTGGTTTCTAAATAATTATTTTAGAAACAATAGTACTCCCATAAGAGTAGCTGATTTTGGTATGTCCGAAGAAATGTTGGATCATCTTTCGTCTATTGACGTTGATGTGTATGTTCCATACAAAGTAGATCAGGTTGGAAAGGATCTGAAGGGTTGGTTCAAAAAACCTAGGACTATATACGAGGCAACATATCCAAACAAACTAGTTTGTTGGTTAGATACTGATTGTGAAGTTGTTTCTGATATAAGTTCTATATTTGACTACTACGTAGAAGATAAGATTGGCATGGTACATGATCGACCTTGGTCCAAAAGAAGACCCGATAATGGACCTTGGTACAATAGTGGTGTTGTACTTACCAACAGAAATTGGAATCTGAGAAATTGGGTATTAGCTTGTGAAAAAAAACCTATTGAGGGTGATCAACAAGTCCTACATTACTCTATGTCGGAAATAGAGAAGATAGGGGTTATGGAACCCCTACCCCATAAGTTTAACTCTCTTAGATTGGATTATGTGGACGGTATAGAGGTTAAAAACCCATTAATCATTCATCATACCGGAAATAAAGGTAATGATAAAATCAGGAAAATGATGTTATGAAAGTGGGGTTTACTTGTTCGGCTTTTGATTTGTTACATTCTGGTCATATAACAATGTTGCGTGATGCTAAAGAACAATGCGACTATCTTATAGCTGGACTACAGGTAGATCCTTCCATAGAAAGAGATAAAAAAAACTCTCCCATACAAACAATAGTGGAGAGGTACGCCCAATTAAATGCCGTGGGTTATGTTGATGAAATAATTCCTTATGTGACTGAAGAGGATTTAGAGGACATTCTTTCTATGTATCGTATTGATGTAAGAATACTAGGAGAAGAATATCTAGAAAAGGACTTCACTGGTAAGGATATATGTAAGAAAAGGGGTATACTCAATTACTTTAATGAACGTTCACACAGGTTCTCTTCGTCAGAACTCAGAACTAGAATTTCGGACAAGGAAAGATCATGAGTAAATATTTAATTATACTTATATTGGTAATGTCTTCTGTATTTGGGTTTTATTATAAATCCACACAGAATAAAATTTCTTCACAAGAAAAAACCATAGAAGTACAGAAGAGAACCATAGAATCTTTAATTTCAAAGGTTGACGAAGTAACAAGTGCTTGTAGAATAGTATTGGAAAATAATCAGAGACTCAGAAAGGAAAATAAATCATGTTCAATCAATTATTTGTAGGAATAATACTAGTTCTAGGTCTGGGTTCTTGGTGGTTATACTCGGAGAATGAAACACTTAAAGAAAATGCGGTGAAATTAGAAAATGCATTTGAAGAACAGAAGGAAACTATAAATGTTCTTCAGAAGTCTTATGAAAAACAGGGAGAATCCCTCACGAATTTACAGAGAAATTATAGTCAAATAGAACAAGAAAAGGATCAGTATCTTGCTATATTTTCTAGACATAATTTTGATAAACTTTCACAGGTAAAGCCGGGTCTTATGGAGATAAGATTTAACAATGGTACATCAGAAGTATTTGAGGACATAGAAAATGACAGCAAAAAGATTAGTGAGCTTGGCACTACTGACACTCCTTAGTGGTTGTAGCACTTTCCAGAATATATTTGGAGAGAAAGAAATTCAAGTTATAACAAAACCAGTAAAAATAGAAATAATCCAACCGACATTACCACGACCGATCGATTTGGAAAATCCTAAATGGTATGTTGTATCTGAAGCTATTGTTGCTAACCCCTGTAAAGCTACAATAGCTTTTGATCCTAAAAAATATGATAAGAAAGGCGCAGAAAGATTTAAAAGACCTAAAGATTGTGATAAAACAGAAAGAGAAAATCCAGACTGGCCCGTAGGTTATACATACTTAGATAGATTCTTAGATGAGATGAAAGATAAGAATAACGGTAAGGTAGTGTTTGTTGCTATGACTGTTGGAGACTATAAGATGATGTCCGCAAACACACAAGAATTAAGAAGATATATTCGAGAACTTGGTGAAGTAATCGTGTACTACAGAAACGTCACAATTGATGACAAATTAGAAAAAGAAGAGAGTGAGGAATAAAAATGTATGAATACAGTGCGAAAATTATTAGAGTCGTCGATGGTGATACTGTGGATGTTGACATTAATCTCGGCTTTGGTGTTGTTTTTGCTAATCAAAGGATTAGGCTTTATGGTATTGATACTCCTGAATCGCGTACAAGAGATCCTATCGAGAAAATCTTTGGTAAAACTGCATCAAAGTTTCTCACGGAAAAACTAGGAGAAAAATGTGTACTTCGTACAAGACTAGATAATAAAGGAAAGTACGGAAGAATCCTCGGTGAATTTGTTGTCTATGATCACGAGACTGATTCTGAGATGACTGTAAACAATATCATGATAAGAGACCATTATGCTGTCGCATATTTCGGTCAATCTAAGGATGATATAGAAAATGAACATTTAGTTAATAGGGATTTATTAGTAGAGAAATTGGGTCTTCCAAAATGTGAAGACGGTGAATATTCTCTTCTAAAAGAGAAGATGGGTCTATAATGAGGGTCAATGTTTTAGGTAATGGTGATTGGGCGGATCTCTTTAAAAGAGGTACGGAAGGCAAGCTTTTAGTGTGTAATATGCCACCAATTCAATTAACTAAAGAAGAAGTCTATGCAAGTTGTATGGTGGACTTTAAGATGATGGCTGCTCTGACTGAAGGTAGTGTTAATCTCGGAATGTATGACTGGATACTAGGCAATAGACCTAGAAGATGGATGGAATCTCACCCAGCATTCTATTTAAAATATTCTCAGAACATCAAAGGGTTCTGGACTCATGTACCTCCATACGCCCAACTGCCGGGACATGCGAAGTCTCAGGCAGCGACTAATTATAGTTGTGGTCATATGGCAGTAGATTATGCGTGTAGGAAGATGAGAGCAACGGAAGTTCACTTATATGGATTCGATTCTATGTTCGATTTGAACTTAAGAAGTTGTACTGATTTGGTATTGGAATCTGATAGAAGTGATTTGAATACCCATAGACTTGCTACGAATTGGAGACCTATCTGGTCAAATTTCTTTAAAGAATTTTCGGAAGTGAACTTTACAATTTATCATAGACATGATAAAATAAAGTTTCCAATTGGAAAAAATGTGAAAGTGGTTGCTATTACGGAGTAATAATATGATTGAAAATATGAAAGAATTTGCAGAAGACAATCTGCCTAAAGTGAAGAATTTTATTCAATGTACCTTACACGACTTTAAGAACGTTTGGCTGTATAAACCAAACGTCCTAATTTGGTGTGCTGTCGCTGTTATTATCGCATTAATATACTGAAATAATACGATCCATTAACATATACTCTTCTGGTCTACCACCGGAAGATTTTATATCAGAGTCCCATTCACTACGGTTTGAGAAGACTGTGGTCAGGGATTCTGTGTTGTCTTTCTTTCTAGCCAGAACAAATTTCTCAGAATCTCCCTGATTGTAGTACATATCTACCAAATCAAAATCCGGAGTACATATCGGAGAAAAACATTCTCTTACCGCAATCTCTGCGAAAGCTCCGGCATTCTTAGGAACACCCAAGAAAACCACTGCATCAAACTTTTCAGTGTTTGGTGGAAGACTGACATTCCACTCAAATTTGTCCATTCCGTGACGGTACTGTTTATTACTTTCTATAGTACAATATCTTAAACCATTGTTCCTATACATGGAATGCATTATTCCTCGGTGACGACTTTCTGATGGACTACAGACTTTTATTTCGCCTTTGTATCCAAACATTTTCCACACCATAGGAATGAACTGTAATACTATGTTGGGGTCCGATACCTGATCTAAATGGGCCCTTTCTGGGGACATAAGATCTACGTGTCGATCGGCATCTTCAGGAAGTAACCAAGATGTCTGTCCGTCATTAAAATGCCCAACAAAAAGAATATTTTTATAATCTTTTGTTCTTAGGAAGTTACAATACATCGGACATCTTGATAGAACTTCTTCCACAGTATTTACCCTGTTAGAAGAATGACGAAGATAAAGTTTATTGTTTTTTATGTTATCGTTTAACTGTCCATTTAGGTTACGTGACATCTCTTCTTTCTCATGTCCCATAACATACTGATAGACCGGACCGTTCTCGCTGGTCTCTCTTAAAATTGTTTCGTCTTTTGTATTGAAAAACATTTATTAATTTCCCTTGTAGATATTTTGGATATAGTTTTCAAATTCCTCGATTTTGTTTAATCGATTAGGCCATAAAATATATTCCTTCTCAGGGTTCTGTTTTAGATTGTTGAGAAGAGGTTGGATCGCATTAAACAAACTGTCTAACCGATCTTGTGTAGCGTCCACAGTAGAAGAAACAGATTCCAACTTAGACGAAGCGTGTTGCACCGCCTCAAGTTCTTCCTCGTTTACTAGTGTGAAACCAAAGTCAAATAATTGTTCCGTCATGCGTATATTTATACAAATTAAACCTTGACTTTTGTTGTTTATGCGTGTATAATGTACTTATTATTCGAATGAAAGAGTATTTTATGCAACACGGAAATATGAGATGTTACCCTAGTGGTCGGAAGAAATCTTTCAATGCTTGGACTACCAAGAAAAAACCCACCCCTAAATTTGTTCCTATGGAAGTGGTAAACGAACCTTATCGTAGGCCCACACCAGTATACCAATCTGTGGATTGTGTCACTGTACACACCACAAAGGAAGAGAGATCAGTCTATACTGGTACTCTAGTTAAAGGTATCAGTACCATGCACAAATCTAATATGGTTCCTATTATAAACGATCAGGAAGCTAAAGACCACGCGAGTATGAGGAGGTAGTATGGGACGTTCTCAATCTAAAAGGAGTGGTCGAAAGAACACGATAAAAGACTTCGGTAATCCAGTAGCTAAGAATATGGAGAAGTTTAATCGTCCTTCTACTCATACCGACAAGAAGAAAGAAGCGAAAAAAACAGGAGACTACAAATAAAACACTTGACAATAATGTTTTATTGTGTTATAATGTGTAACATATGTCGATATACGAAGATTCCTATTTATTGGTATGGAATCGACATAAATTTTAATATGGATAAAGTGAGGATAATATGACAGCAACTATTAGTAAGGAAGAACGATACGCTATGATACGACGAGCAGCTAAAAAAGTGCAGAAAGGTCGTAATTTGAAAAATAGTTCTAAAAAACTAACAGAAGAAGTTATACGAATTGATCGTCAAGATCATAAAGAGAGAATATCATGGGGTGATGCAGATGTGTATGCAAATGCTCACTACAGTGATGTTTACAATGCAACAATGAAAAGTGAAGAATGGAGTTAAGATGGATAATCTTATTGATTTGGGTAAATACCCACGCAATGATGTCGAGTTAATCTCTCGTGAGTTTATGCGAGTAGTTTATCTTGATGTGTGTAAGGATTACGCTGAAGAAGTTGAAAAGGAAGATAAGGATGAAGGTGTCATCAAAAACATTGAAGACCTAATTCGTTCTATAGAAATGGTTATTATCATGTTAGATGGTAACGATGACTTCCTGAAATTCATAACTTCAGGTGATGAAGATGAAGTATCTGAAGAAGATGCTGAATACGATAGATTTTGAGGATTTGATATGATTGAATTATATGATGATGTTGTACGTGCGTTACAAAGCGGTAGAGGTAACGTAAAATTCATGAAGGTTAATGGAGATTTCCGTGACATGACTTGTACTCTAGAAGAGTCTGTTATTGGAAAACAAGAAGTTGATCCTAATGGAAAGACAAAGGTCAATCGTGAGGTTGTCCGTTGTTATGATACGAATGCTGAAGGTTGGCGTTCGTTTAGATTAGACTCTGTCCTAGAGTTTAGTAGTAGAACCCTAAGTTGGACTAAGTAAGATGCCTAGGAAACCAATGACAGAAGAACAACGTGCAGCTGCGGTCGAGAGACTTGCAAAAGCACGTGAAGCTCGGGGTCACGATGGATCTAAGTCAGTACATGAAAATCTTCGTGACATGGATAAGGATAGTCCTATACATTGGAAGAAGGTGAAGGGTTGGATAACGGAAATACAGACTGAGTTGAAATCAACTAAGGCTAAGAAAACATCCAAGGACAGAAAAGAACGTACAGAATATATTAATCTGGAAGTTTACCTTTCTAATCTTAAGAAGTATATTGCGAGTGGTATCTACCATGACTCTCGTTATGGTCGACACCGTGAAGGTCGCATGAATACTGTAGTCCGTACCCTAGCATACCATCCAGATGGATTTCCTAAAAGAACGGTAGGATTTTATTACCCTGATATTGGTGGACAAGTCTGGACAAAGGAGATGGATGATGAGTATCAAAGAAGTAGAAGTCTCGAAAGGAACCGAGGACGAAAACAAGTTTCTGAACAAGAAAGCGTTTAGTAAACTTATAGAGACCACAGTTTTCACAAAGAGACTTAGTTACATGGATGCTATATTACACGTATGTGAGAAAAACAATATTGAACCCGAAGATGTCAAACGGTACCTCAATAAAGCTATTCTCGAAAATGTTGAAGCTGAAGCAAGATCTTTGAATTTCTTGCCAAAGATGAATACATTAGATGTATAAATATAGTAGTAAACGCCAAATAATAGTTTACAAAACATACGATGTGTGGTATAATAAACCACAATACAATTTAATACACTGTTAATACGAAGGAAATAAAATATGTCTTTTGCAACATTAAAGTCCAAGTCTATGGACATCTCAAAACTCGTCAACGCAGCAACAGAAGCGTCTGGCGCAAATCAACAAACTAACAAGTACCAAGATGATCGCATCTGGAAGCCCACTGTAGATGAGTCTGGCAATGGTTATGCTGTCGTCCGTTTCTTGCCTGCAATGGAAGGTCAAGACCTCCCTTGGCAAAGATACTGGGATCATGGGTTTAAAGGCCCAACCGGAAAGTGGTACATTGAAAAGTCTCTCACCAGTATTGGACAGAATGATCCAGTAGGTGAGTTAAACTCTCGTTTATGGAATAGTGGTATCGAAGAAGATAAAGAAACCGCTCGCAGACAGAAGCGTCGACTACACTATGTGTCTAACATCTTAGTGTTGAATGATCCATCAAATCCGTCTAACAACGGAAAAGTCTTCATGTACCAGTATGGTAAGAAGATCTTTGATAAGATTATGGATCTTATGCAACCAGAATTTCCTGGCGAGACCCCAGTAAACCCATTCGACCTTTGGAGTGGTGCTGACTTCCAACTTAAGATTAGAAATGTTGCTGGGTATCGCAACTATGACAAGTCTGAGTTCAAAGCATCTTCCTCTCTACTTGAAGGTGATGAGACTGCGTTGGAAACTGCTTACAACTCTATGCACGAAATCTCAGAGTATGCAGATCCTAACCAATACAAGTCTTATGATGAACTCAAGCAGAAACTAGAGATGGTTCTTGGACTATCTACTGGTGTTGGTTCGACAGTTAAGAATGAAGCTTTGAGTCAGTCTGCTCAGACTGCACCTCTTAAAGCGGTAGGGGAACCTACGATTGTTGAAGCACCCACACCAGTGATTCAGTCTGCCTCTGACGAGGAAGACACACTATCTTACTTTGCTAAGATGGCCGCTGAAGATTAATTTTCGGTGTCATGTGTTACGAAGAGGGACTCGAAAGAGTCCCTTTTTTATGCAGTTCTTGTTCCCATAAATGGGTCCATAGAATCATGTGAAGATAAACCATTACTTACAAAACTAGTACTATTGTTATTAGTATTGTTTGTGGAATTATTGGAGGGTGCGAATACTGCGTTTCCTCCAGTTTTATTTGCGGCAATTTGACTGGCGGTATCGACACTCTCCTTCATCTTGGGTGCCTGTGTGGGCACTGGTTTAAGTAAAGATGATACCTTACTAAAATTTTCAATATCTTTTCCACTGAATGAGTTTAAGCCTGGCGTAAAATCAAGTTCTTTCTGTCCATCAAACCATCCTTCACCAACAAGATATCTATTTTCAGGATTTGGTCCCTTACCAATCATAGCACCCATCATGGGAATGAGGTAGGACATTGATTTACCAAGTCTAGCCACTGATCTATCAATTTTGTTGAAATTGACCTTGCCGAAACGTTCTACTGAGTTGGTGACAATATCTATTTTTTCTCCGATATCGGAAAGACCTTGAAGGTTATCTGCGTTTAATGTGGAAAGTGGAAGAAGACCTCTATATATTTTTTGAAATACATCTTCTTCATCATTTTTACCAAAAATCCTACCAACAAAGTCCAATATGCCACCTAGTGCTTGCCCTCCTAGTAGAGCAATCAATCCACCACCAAGAGTAACCATAGAACTACCGACAGCAATCAGGTTAGCTCCGTCTAGTTCACTGAGTGGATTGAGACCCGCTGCGAGGTTAATCATTAAGTCTCTTATCCCAGTACCATCAGCACCGAAGAATCCGAGTATTTTTATTAATCCATCTGTGGCTGCGAGTCCAGCAAAGAATGCACCAAGACCAACACCTATCGCACCCATACCAACTGCTGCCATACCAGCTGCCCCTGCACCACCGACTGCACCGAATAGTGCGCCTGCACCTAAGAGTGCACCTAAAGCGACTAGTGACTGTCCAGAGAACGCACCTAAACCTTCAGCAAGATTTATCATCATGTTCTTGAGAGAGGACATGTCGGTGTTCATCCATGATCCTGCTTTATCACCTAACGCAAGTCCAGCAAAGAATGCACCAAAGCCAAGACCTATTGCACCCATACCAACCATCGCTTTACCCGAACTTTTAGCTCCAAATAATGCACCGAATGCTCCTCCTGCCGCAAGTAAAGCGCCCATTTTCAGTAAACCTTCCGTGGGAGTATCAGCGAAGGCCTCACCTAATGTTACCATTTGTTTTTTTATGGTGCTCATGTCGGTGTTAATCATTGCACCTAATTTATCGCCTGCTGATAATCCAGTGAAAAATGCACCAATACCAAAACCTAATGCACCCAGTGTTGCGACTGCACCCAATCCTTTTATGGCAAATCCAAGACCAGCGCCTACTCCAGCTCCAATACCAGTTCCAAAACCACCCGACTTATTGACAGTTTTTGATTTATCTACGGTTTTGTTTGAAACCTTCCCTCCGCCTTGAATTCCTTCTATAGCCTTGAGTAACCTGTTATTGAAATCTTTCCTCTCTCTATTTTCTTCTAGATCATCTCCGGTTTTTTTACCTTCCTGAAATCCTCTTATTGCCTTAAGTATACCACGATTACTCTTTTCTATTGACTGAATCAAATTGTTAGAAAAAATAGATCGAACAGCAGAATCACGTGCACGACCGGATAGAATGTATATACCCATGTCTATGGTGCCGACTTTTTCTAGCATCTTATCAGTAGTGATTTTCTGGGATTCTAGTTGTTGTGCTATTTTTTTAAGGCTCATTTCTTATCCTTGTTGTTTGGCCCTTTGATTTTTTTCATTGATATCATTCATCAACATTGTTAGGTAAATCTCTCTCTCCCAAGGTATCATTCCTTCCACTTCGTCCAACGAGTAGTTAAAATTATTTAACAGTTGGAAATTTACCTGATAATAATTAGTCAAAGTGTCGTGAGAGAGATTTATCAAAAAAAATCGTCCATGCCTCTTAATGTTTTCTTATTATTATGATTACAAGATTCACATTTGAATTCCACATCCTTTGATAAGGTTGGTATGGAAACAGCAAACTGTGATATCTTTTCGAATTGATCCGTTGTCATAGATTCTAAGAAGTTTATAATTTCTTCTTGGGGTTCATCTTTTATAGAGATTCTCTCATCATCTGTTAATACAGAATCCATACAACTAACGACCAGATGAAGTAAAGCTTCTGTTGCAGTATTACTATCTAATAGTTCTTGATTTGATAAAAAATCTTCATATGTGGGAAACTTCATCTTTACAACAATATCGTCTGTTACAGCTATAGTCATGTCAGGCATATCACCAACAACTTCAACTTCGTCCAGATCAATATTTACTTCATTATCAGTCTCACACTCTTCACATTTCATCAACACCGTAGAAACTTCTCCTACAGATTTAGAACGAATTTTAGTAAACATATAATCAACATCAAATGTTGATAGAGTTCCCTCAATTTCATCTTCAACACAGATATTAATTGTATTGACTACAGATCTCAATAGATCTCCTCTATTTTGTGACTCAAAAGCTATGAGTAAATTCTTTTGTTCCTTAACTAGGAATGGTCTGTAAATAACCTTCTGTCCTGACGAAGGTATTGTCATTTCATATGTGGGTGTTGAGTTTAACTTTGGTAATGCCATTTTATAAATCCTATATAATTTAAATTATTCCACCGGATAGACTTATTTTGGGAGAGAATAGACTTCTTTCATCTTTGATCACTATCCAGTTTGTGTACGAAAATTGTACACTTACTTCTACTAATCCATCCGCATCATTTGATAGTTCAATACTACTTATAGTTGTCGGAAAGGCATCTATAAGTTCTATACTATATATTGATGCTCCCAACAAATCAAAATCTATACTTAAAGGTCCTAGATCAAAACCCACTCTCATAATAGGTTTTCTTAATTGATGGATTTTGATTGGGGATACATAATCATTTTTGTATGCTACTGTTCCTTTTCTTAATGGGTTTCTAGTATTTCCTAGTTCCTCGGTCTTTCTTTTTTTATTTTCTATGGACTCTGGTGTTTGTTCCGTATCCACAGAAGTTTCTTTAGATTCCAATGTCGCATCTGAGAGTCTTTCCTCTCCTATCATAACTCTTCTCCAAGAGTCAAAATATTTCTTTATTCCATAGTCATTCAACGCATAAAATGTCATGCTGACATCGTCTACTGCAAAACCATTAACTACCTTTTCGTTAAATAGTCCCATTTGTCGATCTAAGGTGAGTATTTGTTTGCCAGGCATGGATACATTCTTACATAGAATATTAGCATCTCTTGGGTCCAAACCTGATAGTTTGGATTTGTTATTTATTCCTACTGTCGTGGGCATTTCCACTGAATATTGGTTGGTCACAGCAATGCCATTTTTGGATATTAGTGCACCTTTTAGTTGTTCTATTCCAGCCATTTATTAACCCACCATCTTTTGAGAGTCGTTATATACTTTGAAGTTGTTCGCTTTACGGAAGTCTGCGGTTGGTAGAAAGGTTGCGATTTCCCACTCAGGTGCAGGCACTAATGCGAACTGCGATTTTACCTGTTTATTCAGGTAATGTTTTACACATGGTTTATAATACTTCAACTTAGAAGAACTTTGTAAAAGAGAATACTGCGCCTTGAACCGTGTGGTGCTATTGAATGCCTTGTTAGTGGTAATACCCATCAATCCATCTAACATCTTTGCACGTAGTATAGGCGGTAAGTAATGTAGGTTCAAACCTAAAAAACCACCCTCCGCCGGGCCAATGACAACAACCAAGGGGAACAGATCGTAATACGGAAGAGTATCCTTATGTTTGGGATCGTATTGAAACATGTACATACTACCCACAATCTCATTACTGGTTCTTTTCAAAGGTTCTTCTTTCATCAAAGCTTCTCGGTTGATACTACGAAGGTTCTTAGCCTTCTTTTGAAACCAAGCACGAGACTCTCTGGTACGGGGAGTTATGCCCGCCTTGAAAGCCTGAAGTTCTAACCTATTGAATATATTTGACACTATATAACTCTCTTAAAATCTATAGTTCTATTTATAAGAATATTAAGATAATGTGTTATTTCTTTTTCTTCTTGCGAAATGGTGATAGGGGTTTAATGATTTTCTTGGTCTTAAGTTTTTGTGTTGATTTAGGCATGATACCCATCGCAGTTAGTTCCTTTTCGGTCCATACTTCAAAGTGCCATCCACGATCCAGACAATACTCTCTCGCGGTCTTCCACTTAGATTGATTCTTAACGTATGTCAGACCCTCACTCAATAGTCTCTGACGTGTCTTACCCTGACCACCTTCGGGTTTTTGCGTTTCTTTGAATGGCTTTACTTCAACTACGACAATACGACCAGTGTCATATTTTATAACGAAGTCGGTGTAATATCGGTGCATCTGTTTGTCGGTCTCGCATATATATGGAATGATTAGTTCTTCAGATACCCATTGGACGACAGAACTATTGTTGTCGCACCATTTCATCACATGACGTTCCCACATGCTACGATACACAATATCATCTGAATTGCCAGCATACTTTTTGGGGTTGAGTGGTTTGTATCTACCTTTATATGTTTTCATCATAAATTGTGTATAAATAGTATTATAATATTTATAACCTACAAAGAGTAGTAAAATGAGCAATACGACTGTATCTGGAGATCAAAACGGAGAAAAAGAATCTGAATCTTTTTCGTGTGCAAATCCATATTTTGTGAATTCTATGGATGATGGAATAATAGAATCTGAATTATTTTATCCACAAAACCAAGAAACTGACTACGGATCTAGAATAAAATTTGACATATTTGAAATTGATCCACCAAAAGTTAAGGGGAATATTTCTCCGGCCGACGCTTTGCGATCAGTGGGTGATGCTGTTAAAAAAACTGTCGAAAAAATATTTACTGGTGATTCGGATATAAACAGTAGTGCAATTATAGGTGCTGCAAAGGGGGTCATTGATGAATCAAATGCTAGTCTTACTATAATGGAAAAACACCCCATAGACAAAAAAATAATGATATATCTTCCTGTGGGATTTTCTTCTAGTGATACGTTAAACTATGAAAGTCCTCAATTAGGAATTCTTGGTGCTGGGATGGAGTCATCTTTAAATAGTGGTGCTGGTTTGGTCGGTGCTGGAAAAAGGGGATTATCAGATCTAGTCTCTTCTTTTTCTGCTTCTGTCAGTGGTGATGCAGCTTCTTTGGGTATTGCAAGATTGACAAATGCTCTTCCAATTCCATCCGAGATGAAGTTGGGAACTACATCAGCTTTGAGAGTTACAACAGATCCTAATATACGAACATTATTTAAGGGTGTTGGGGTTAGGTCTTTTCAGTTTTCTTTTAAGTTTATATCAAAATCTCCCGAAGAATCCAAAATGATAGAAAATATAATAAAAAGATTTAGATTTTATGCTTATCCCGAATCTATACCATTGGGTCAGTTAAAAGCTGGTTTTAAATTTCCTAATCCATTCAGAATAAGAGTCGAATCTAAAGACGATAGTGGTAAATATGTTACCGTGGGTCATGATATTTTAGATTCTTACTTGACTACCATAAACACAAATTATAATGCATCTTCCATGTCTTTTCATTCCGATGGTAAACCTGTGGAGATAGATCTCAGTCTTACATTTACCGAAGAAACAACTTTGGACAAAAAAGACATTAAGGATGGTTACTAATGTCATATTTTAAAGATTTTCCAATGGTGGGTTATTCCTTTGAGGGAGAACTTGTTGTAATGACAAATTTGTCGGCGTATGCAGAGATTCTTGATGAAATTAGATTATCTTCAAGTTTTTATCAAGATTACTATATAAAAAGTGGTGAAAGACCAGATCATCTTGCCTATAAAATATACAGAGATCCTCAACTTCATTGGGTATTTTATTTTATGAACCCAAAACTGAGGGAACAAGGTTGGCCTATGTCTCAGGAAGAGATAACAGATAAAGTCAAAAAAGATCATCCTAATCAGACCTTCCTGTTCAATACCGACACACCATCAAAATTATATGTGGGTCAGGAAATAAGGGGATATACTTCTGGAACCAATGCTACGGTATTACATATCAATTTGGATCTTGGTCAAGTTACTGTGAAGTCTGATGGATCATTTGCAACTGATCAACTGATAAAACTGGTAGAAAACAATTCGACGTATTCCTTTATTTCTATTGGTGATGAGTATCTCGCTGCACATCATTACACATTGAATGGGGATCTCGTAGATATTAATCCATACTTACCTGTACCAAATGATCGTGTGAAGGTGACCAACTTAGATTTCTATGTCAGTGAGAATGATAAATTGAAACAGATAAGAATAATAAAACCAAAAAATGTCAATACCGTTGTCAACGCATTCAGAGATGCCATAAGGTAATTATACGATGAACGATATTAGTGAGTCAAATAGTTTAGGTGAAAGTGAATCAAATAGTTCTGTAGAATTTGAGGTTTTTTTGCAATCCGATAAATTGGGAGGTAATCTTGTCGACATAACTGGGACAACCACTGACATACAGATATTTGAACATGTCGATAAGCCTTATCTTACAGCTTGGTTAGCTTTCGGAGATGTTAATGATGTTATTTCTTCGGCCGAAATTTCCGGAGGCGAAAAGATTATTATTAATTTAAAATTAATCAGACATGATACCAAACAAATTTCAAAGACATTTTATTTGGAAAAAATCGTAAGTTCCAATAAATCTAATGAGAATTCTGAATTTTTTATATTTCATCTCATAGAAGACATAGCATACACAGCAAGTCTTAATAACATTAACCTGTCATATTCAGGAAAACCCGAAAACATTATAAAAAAAATATCGAATAAATTTCTTGATAAAAAGAAAATTGAGATAATTGGTGAGTCTTGTCAAAATATGAAAGTAATAATACCAAACCTTAATGCTATTGAAGCGGTGTCTTGGATAAAAAATAGAGCTTGTACTAGTAGTGGTTATCCTTTTTATCTATATTCTACTATAGCAGATGAATATTTAACTTTCATAGATTTGGAAAATATGTTATCTGTAGGTTCAATGAATCCAAATCATCCCTATACTTATGCTAAGTCTACTGCATCTCGTGATTATGTATATTCTACGACAAACAGAAGAACTATCTTGGAATATCAATCAAAAAATAATGAAGATCTTTTGTCTCTGATACAGAAAGGACTCATAGGTGCCGAATATAGATTCATTGATCCCACAAAGAATAAAGACCACTATTTCTCATTTGATGTACAGGAAAATGTTATAAAAAAAATAAAAGAAGATCTTGGAATGAAATCTTTGGTCTATGACGAAATATATAAACACAACAATATATCCTTTAACAAATCAAAATCTAGAAGCATTTCTATGATTGGTGGTACTCAGGCACACCACCCTATAATGACAATGGGTGGAAATATTCAACAAAATTCATATATGCAAAGTAAAGATGTCGCGCACTATAAGTTAAACATTATCAATAAAGCTATGGATCAACTGCTTAAAAAGAACTCCATCGACATTACTGTCAATGGTACAGATTTTTTAGCGGGTGACAGTAACTACACTATCGGTAGGAAATTAACCACACGATTCCTGAGAAACATGGCACCCGAAGACACCGACTATTTCTTTGATAATAAGAAGTCCGGTGACTTTCTCATATTCTCAGCCAAACATAATATTAGTAGAGAGTCCTATACGGTCTCACTATCATGCGTTAAACTTGACAATGGTGATGTAAAATGATACCCAATACTTTTGTTGATTTCTATGGTGACCAGACACGTTGGTTCCTTGGTGAAGTTGTTAATGTGAAGGACGATCCCCTGAAACTCGGTCGCGTGAAGGTTAGAGTTTTCGGGGTTTACGACGCTAAAAAAGGAGACAAATATTTAATCGCCGAAAAAGATCTGCCTTGGGCTCAGATCGTTGTACCAATCACTCAAGGTATCCACAAAGGTAAAGGACAGAACTTAGGTATCCTTGTAGGTTCACAGGTGTTCGGTATGTTCTTGGATGGTCAGAACTCTCAGTTGCCTATGGTTATTGGTACTGTACCCAAAGAAAACGACACCGGAAAAAAAGATGAAAAAGAAAAACCCATCACAGAACTCGATACAAACTCCAAAGCACTAGATAACTATCCTTACAATAAAGTCTATGAGACAGAGAGTGGACACTACAAGGAATACGATGATACGCCTGGCGCTGAACGTATTAAAGAATCCCACAAGTCGGGTACGTACTATGAGATGGACAAAGACGGTAACATGACGATTGACGCTACTAAAACTAAGGCTAGAACTATAACGATCATATCATCAGGACAAATCAATGTCACATCACCTGTCATTAATGTAAACGGTACAGTCGTTAAACTAAACTCCTAATATGACAACTACATTCCAACTCCCTACATTCAATACAGAGTTGCCCTGCTCTGGTTCCTTACTTCCTACCAAAGCGGAGTATGTACAGTTCTATAATGATATAGCAGCTATACCTAGTCAACTAAAAGTATACCTATCACAGACTCCTGATATAGACCTAGACTATAAAAAACAATTAGAAGACATCATAGAACAGATCGAAGAGTTCTTTGAGTTGCAGTCAGAAATACTTTCTCCTTGGTGGACTAAAGGACAGATACGTGATTGGCAGAAAGAAGCTAACGATGCATGGACTCAGTTGATTGCTGAATTCCATATGTATGTTCCTATAAAGATGATGGAACTGATCTCTAAAATAATCCCTGTTAACTTCAATATATCCATTATGGGTCTAAGTATTGATCTGTTAAGAATACTAGAGAAGGAAGAACAGGAACGTATAAAGAAACAAATCACTGATGAAATAGATAGATTCTATAACATAGTACCAGAAGCATATCAGTACTACAAGGGAGAGTTTGGTATCATATGTAATGAGTGGAAAGGTAAACTTACATGGGATTACATTAAAAGTGAGATCGTAAAGGCATGTACAAACCTATTACATAGTCTGTTTGGTAAGTTAATTGACAAGTTTAAGGACATCTGGGATGCACTCGGATTACCTTCATTACCCGCTCTTTTGGAGTTTGATCTGGAGACGTGGATAAGGGAACAGATAGACACACTGAAAAAACAGGCAGAAGATTACATAAAAGATCTACAAAAACAGTTAGAAACATTAGAAAATGATGCGAAAACCCTTGTTGGAGACCTAAAAAAGGAAGCCCAAGACAAGATTGACCAGTTAAAAGACGATATACAAAATTTCAGTGTGAATAGTTTTATAATCGAGATGTTGAAAGAGATTCAATTATTCGGAGTTTCTCTGTTAGATTTACTGGGTGGAGAGATCAAAACCACAGTGATCGTGGGGGAGGTGCAGATAGAAGACCTCGTCCGTGCAGCGAGAGACTGGTTCACTCAATGGCAGAAGGAACTGATCAACCAATGGATAAAGAAGATCAAATCGTTCTTGGATGCGATCGGACTGGGTGCGTTGATGGACCTATTGACTCTGACCTTTTGTGACTTCCTCAAACTGATCGGTGTTCCTATGAGCATCGACCTACAACTACCGCAACTACCGGAGATACCTAATGGCGTACAGTGACAAAGTAATCGACCACTACGAGAACCCTAGGAACGTAGGTGTGTTGGACGAGAAGTCAATCAACGTAGGGACAGGGATGGTAGGTGCACCAGCCTGTGGTGATGTGATGCGACTACAGATACAGGTGAGTGATGATGGTATCATAGAGGATGCTAAGTTCAAGACCTATGGGTGTGGTTCAGCGATTGCATCTAGTTCTCTCCTAACGGAATGGGTTAAGGGGAGACATATAGACGATGCAGAACAAATAAAGAATACCGAACTGGCACAGGAGTTGTCGTTACCACCTGTAAAGATACACTGTTCGGTGTTGGCAGAGGATGCTATTAAGACTGCTGTCAGGGACGTGAGAGAGAAGAGAAAGAAATGATTACTATGACATCAGCTGCGGAACAACAAATGGTAAAACATTTGGAGCATCGTTCTACGGGTGTTGGTGTTAGGTTGGGTGTACGTACTAATGGGTGTTCTGGTTTGTCTTATCTATTAGAGTTTGTTGATACTCCAGAGGGGGGTGATGTTGTCATGCAATGTGGCGATGTTACATTAGTGGTTGACCCTAAGAGTTTGGTTTATCTTGATGGGACTGAGTTAGATTATGTTAGAGAGGGATTGAACGAAGGGTTCCAGTTTAGAAACCCTAATGTCAAAGATGAATGTGGTTGCGGAGAAAGTTTCCACGTCTAGGCAGCAGTGCGATGATACTCTAGACGTTCACGTTGTCGACCCATTACAAAAGATTCTGTTACACCTTCAGGGAACAACAACTCGCGAGTAGCGATGTAGTTACCATAGAAGTTTTTTGTTAGGTAGTATGGTTTATCCCACGAATCCCACGCGACGGTATCCACGTCTTCGACAGACCAATCAATAACTTTATTCTCTGCATAATCATTAGCAGACTCGATAAGCGGATTGATAGACTCCATCATGTATCGAACTGAAATGTGGTCCTCAAACTCGAACCCATACACATAGGTGTCACCACCCTTAGCCTTCCAACACTGTGGGCATTCGCCTTGACCGTCCCAATCGTGGGCGCCATAGTTTTCCCAATTCTGTGTGTGTATTACTAGATTAACTCTACTCATTATTATACCTCTCGTATGTCAATTGGTTTGGACGGATCAATCTTGATGGCGTCGTACTCTTCCTGTGTGAGGAAGGTAGCATCTTCCCAAGCTTCGGTGTTGTCTGTCCAGTTTTCATTATTCATTATTTTCTCTCTCAGTTCTCATAATCAATACAAGTATTATACTACACTTAACGGGCTTTGTCAAGCGTTTTATAAAAATAAATTAAAAAAAACCCTTCCGAAGAAGGGCAAAGGTTCCTTGAGAGAAAGGTTATGAAACATCTTTTAGATAGATATCGATCCGTGTGGGGTCCATACCTAGGTCAATTAAATTCTTTCGGAGACTCTCAGGGTCTCGAACATTCCATTCTATGTGACGTTCATCGTTATCGTCATACCACTCGACGCACCAAACCTCACTCATTAGGTAGGTTCGTGTAGTCAAGAGTCTCATTGATGTAGTCTAACGCGATCGGAGACTTAGCTGCGATTACCGACAGCATAGAACTCAGGTAACCAATCACATAGTGTGGGGAATCGTTTTCGTTCTCTAGGTTACTTACAATCTTTGAGACTAGTTCTTGTTCAGTGTATTTAAAGTTCATCATAATATATCTCCTATGCAGCCATCGCTGTCTTTTGTGATTCAATAATTTGTTCAGCACGTTGGTTAAGTTCTTCTATCTCTGGAGTCCAGTCACGAGGACTGTCAGTGCAGATGTATGGTTTGCTCCATGATCCAACATTGATGTCGATGTAGTGTGATCGGTGGAAGTAGTCAGTCTGACTATCATCTTCACAGAAGTAGTCTGGTCCGTGCATCGCTTCTTTCAACTCAAGTAGGAATGCCAACACAACGGGGTCAGACTTGTAGTTCTCTTCTAACCAGTACTCATTCACTTGGACATATTGTTCAGCAAGTCGAGCAGCAGTAGTCTTACAGTCGTGTGGATTACACTCTAGGTCAAGACGAGTTCTTTCTAGTTGACTCTCATTCACAGCAGAGATAATATCTAGTGGACTAGACTTAATATTCACAACAAGGGTAGAGTGATGACGAACAGCGATTGACGCTTTGACGTTATACTTCTTTAGAACTGCTTTGATCGCAGGGGCTAGATTCTTTTTGTCTTCTTGGGATACATATGCCATAACTTTTTTCTCTCTCTTTATCAATTTATGTAACCATTATACCAAGTGAAACAACTTTTGTCAAGCGTTTTTAAAAATTTTTCACACTAGATTACTTTGTTCTCATATCTTTCGAAAGTTGTGTTGTTAGTTGATGATCACTAGGTGATACAATGTTCTCTTCTAATATATTAATGTCTTCGATTCTTTGACGTGATATCTCAAAATAATCTTTATCTTGTTCAATTCCAATGAATTTTCTTCCTGTGAGTTTGCAACTCACCCCACAACTTCCACTGCCCATTGTAAAATCCATAACCACATCATCTGGATTTGAATATGTCATAATCAACCAGTTCAAAAGGTTTGTAGGCTTTTGTGTCGGATGGACTGTTTGTTGTGCTGAAAAATTTCTACTAGCATGTAGTATGCTTTTAGGATACCTAGTTCCGTCATTCTTTGAACCCATTGATTTCGTTTTACCGAACCCATAATTATGTGTATTTTTTCCAGACCCATATCCTTCTGGATTTTTAGATTGTCGTGCATATGGATCACCAGATTCCATGATAGGGTTGTAGGTGCCTCCAGATTCTTTAGAAAATATCATGATGTTCTCATGAACTTTTTGTGGTCTAATTTTAGCAAGGCCTGGAGATCCACATTTATTTTTATTCCACACTAACTCGTATCTAAATTGTTTTAGATTTGATGTTATCACTAACGCCGAAAACGGTTGAGATCCGAAGATCAAAATGTTTCCCTTCGGTTTTACTATACGATTTAACTCTTCCCACATCAAATTAAAATCAAGGATCTTATCCCAAGAAATAGATGTGGTTCCATATGGAGGATCAACACAAACCATATCAACAGAGTTGTCCTCAAGTTGGGGGAATATTTCGAAACAGGAATTATTATATAACATTAGGTCGTAACTCTTCAGGCAAATTATTAGTAAATTTTTGTATACATCGTTTTATACCACCAACAAGAACATCATATGCTTCATCATATGTTCGATCAATGGGTGGTAATATTTTCTCTTTCTGCCAGTTGATCTGAAGCATATTAGATGGGTTTGCATTTTCTGTCCAACAATTGATTTGCTTTGCACCTCTAATCATTACATTACTAGAATCTTTTTTATCGACACATAGGAACCAATAATCTTTGGTTGGGATATTAGATTTACGTTCTTCCAACAAGTCCATAAACTTTGACCAGTTCATACTTTTGGGCATTTCTTCGGGTTCTATATCTGTAAGAGCATATAAAAATCCGATCTTGCTAGTTGCGTTATCACTACTGCCAATTGATGTTTTGATATTGACAACATACTTATTTTTATTGTCGTAATCTAATACGGTCATGTCACCGAACCTACGAGCATCTTCGGAAAGAACATACTCACCTAATTTGGGATCGCTTTCCAAAAGACGAATGATGGTTCCTTCATCTTTTAGACTTCCACCACGTCCTTCACCTTCAACACTTTCGCTGATTGCGATCTTCTCTTGTCGCAGCTTATTACAGATATCTTCTAACACTCTAGGGATCATATTTTTTTCTCTCTTTATCAATTTATGTAACCATTATAATACATCAGGCAACAATTGTCAAGCGTTTTTAAAAATTTTTTATGCCGCAACCTTCGCAGAGAACCGTGGGTATAATCTGAATGGAGCTTGTTTATCAAGAGTCTCCATATAGATAGTAGGTTCCGCCAGACCGCGTTCGTCCAAAGCATCAAAGTATAATTGTGAATCATTATCACACTCTAACCACACATACTTATTGTTGAAGAATGAGTGTTCAGAGATCTTGTTAATGAATCCTAGGTTCTCTACAGTGCGTACATCAATCTTTAGGTACGAGTTACTTGGATCAGATATATAAATAATTGGTTTCATTATGCGGCCTCTCTAACTTTAAGTTTACTGGAAGTTGTATCAATAATAAGATCACGAACACGTTCACGGTCAAGTGAATCACCCTGACCCCAAGTTTCATGGCGAGTGGTACTAGAACATATCTCTAGATACTCCATTATAGCACGTTCTACAGCATCGACAGACAGACCCTCTATAGGGTATAGACCATCATAGGCATAGAATGATAGAACATAGTTTCTGAAGTGAACTAGTTCGGGATTAGAACGCATTGCAATATAGTTAGTTTTCATACTAAAATTTCCTCATCCTATGAAAAAAACAATTTTATCTATCTTACCAGTAGATTTAAACTTTCCGTCTACTCTAATCTTTACTTCATCGACCCAAGACTCGGACGCAATATCGTTCTCAGTTCTGTAGTTCATTGCTTCAATCATAGAGTCAAACTGGATATTGTTTGCAAGAGCATCATTCTTCACTTCTCTAATAACATACTTTATCATAACTTCTCTCTCTCTCTTTATCAATTTATGTAACCATTATACTATAGTATACAACCTTTGTCAAGCCTTTACATCATTTATTTTTTTACTCATGATTCTTGTAGTCCCTAGTTATTTGGTCATTGTATTCTATCTCAGTTGCGATCTCATCGAACAACTTGTAGAATAGAGATACGGTGTTTCTAACTGGGTTTAGACGCTTGTACACATCTGCATCAACTAGATTCCAATTGATATCGCCCGAAAGTTTCCGGTTCTCAGGCAGTTCTACAGCTTCTCGGATGTAATCCTCTATTACTCTTTTTAAATCTTTCATTATTCTCAATCTCTCTTCTCATTCTCAATACAAGTATTATACAACACTTTATATCAATTGTCAAGCGTTTTTTACAAATAAATTAAAAAATAAATCGTCACTATATCTGTATAAATAGTACTAGAGGAATTTAACCCTATGGCAAAAATATTTTCAATACAAGATGGTAACCTATCTAAGAGACCGATTACCACATCTATCTCTCGTACATACTCAGATGTAGACTGTTCATTCGAACCTAAGCCATCTGGTGATCTGTATAAGAAGACAGATGCAGCTGCGGTGTTTCAGTCTGTAAAGAATCTATTGATGACTAATCACGGTGAGATTCCATACAGACCTTTGATGGGTGGTAACCTACAGGATCTATTGTTCTCTCTTTCTACAGAACCAGTGTCTTCGGACATTGAAGATAATATTCGTTATGCTATAAATGCATATGAACCTAGAGCAACAATAAGAACTATTAAGAGTGTATTAAGACCCGACTATAATTCGATTGATGTAACAATAACTTTCGCGGTGGTGAGTGTACAAAGAGTTGTTACATTGAATGTTAATATTGCAAGGAATAGATAAATGGCTATACAGAACTCCGAGTTGGATTTCTTTCAGATTAAATCTCAACTACAGACTTATTTAAAACAACAATCCGAGTTTCAAGATTATGACTTCGGTGCGAGTGGTCTGTCTAACTTATTGGATGTGTTAGCGCATAACACTCATATCAATGGACTGATTGCTAATATGGCAGTCAATGAATCCTTTCTGAGTTCTTCGCAGTTGCGTTCTTCTGCGGTATCCCATGCAGAGACATTGGGTTATTCTCCTAGGTCCAAGACTGCGGCTACAGGTGCGGTGTCTATATCCCTTACAAGTACGACCGGGCCGTCAACTCTAACTATTCCTAAAAACACAGAGTTCACCGGAACCGTAGATGAGAATTTATATTCTTTCTTTTCTACTGAAGAATTTTCTGCAACTAAAGATGTTAATGATGACTATGTATTTCAGACTATAGGGGGTTCTACTGAGTTGCAACTTAAAGAGGGTCGCACAAAGACTAAGTCATTCATTGTGGGTAGCGTTAATGATGATTCTGTATATGTAATACCAGACACCTCTATAGATACTTCGACTATGGAAGTTCGTGTATATGATAACTATCTGTCAGGTACCTTCCAAGAGTACAGCGAAATAAATACCGTGTCTTCTATTACGGACAACTCTAGAGTGTACATCGTTCGAGAAGCGTCTAATGGTTACTATGAATTATTCTTTAGTGATGGAAATGTTTTAGGTACTGGACCCGCTGCAGATAATAGAATAGAGGTTACTTATATCTCTACGTCAGGTGCAGAGGCAAACGGAGCACAGAGTTTCTCAACTGCGTATGTAGTAGATACTGGCATTGTTTTGAATCCTGTTATGGTATCCGCCTCAGCTGGTGGAGACGGAAAAGAATCTATAGAGTCAATCAAATTAAATGCTCCTAGGACCTACAGTGCACAGAATAGACTTGTTACTGCGAATGATTATACTGCACTGATCTCACGTAACTATAGTGGGTACGTAAAGGATGTAACTGCTTGGGGTGGTAATGATAATGTTCCTCCCGAATACGGAAAGGTATTTGTCGCATTGAACTTTTTAACTGGAGTATCTGAAGTTACAAAAACTGACGTTAAGAATCAAATTCATAGTCAGTTAACTTCCAACCTTTCGATTATGTCTATTAACACAGAGTTTGTTGAACCTAGGGAAACTTTCTTAGAATTACAAACAGTATTTAACATTGACCCAGTAAAAACATCTTTGCCTGCGGTATCCTTACAAAATACTATTGATGATTTCATAGAACAATACTTTGAGGATAACTTGACTTCTTTTGATAAAGTATTCCGTAGAAGTAATTTGTTAACTCAAATAGATCAGTTGTCTACCGCAATCATTAACTCTAAGATGTCTGTGCGCATACAACAAAGAATTGATATGGATTCTATTATCACTGAAATCGAAACTGCAAAGAACGAATTCAATGCTGTACCTGGCGTTACTCAGTTGCCAATACTAACCTATGTAGAACAAGATCATACTATCAGTTTCCCAGTGTTGTTGGCTACTCCAGATAAGGATGACCACATAGTTACATCATCTGTATTTAAGTCTAATGGAATAGATGTTACTATAAAAAATGAACTGGGCAGTACCAAATTACAACTACTAGATCTAAATGGTATTGTCAAGTCTCCTAACGTAGGTTACTATGAACCCAATACAGCTACAGTTAAGTTGAATTCTTTACTAGTTGACAAGTCGGGTTATGTGGGAACAGGAATAAAAATATCCGCAACTCCAGCAAATCAAAGTACTATCAGTCCATTAAGAAATTATATAATTACTTTAGATGAGGATTTCTCTTCCACCATAGGTTATATTGATATTGGGTCGTCTAGGATTAGTTTATAATGTTAAACTTGATTAACAGTCAGTATAGGTCTGACCCTAACTTCCATAGAAGTCAGGTCACTCAGGTATTGCCTGAGTTCTTTCGGACAGAGTATCCCAGACTTATTACCTTCCTAGAGAAGTACTATGAGTATACCGGAGAAGACGGAAGTGTTTCATATGATGATCAAATCCATAGTTTGTTTGGTATAAGAAACATATCTAATGCTGAATTAAGTACTCTCGATTTGTTGATAGGTGAGATAAGTGAAGGATTAGAATCATCCTCTTTCTATCAGAATCCTAGATTGATGACTAGACTCCTATCTAATTTCTATAGGAATAAGGGAACTCAATTATCGGTAGAACAATTCTTCAAAGCATTTTTTAATGAAGATGTGGATGTATCATATCCAAAAGAAGATATATTTATTTTAAATGATAAGCCTGGCGGTTCTTTAATAGGACCTCAAGCTTTAAAGTATATTCAAGATGACAAGAAATATCAAATATTTTCTATTCTTTTAAAAACTGGAATAGCTGTTAGCGAGTATGAAGATTTTTATAAGAAGATGGTACACCCAGCCGGATGGCATTTATCATCAGAAGTAGAAGTTCAAGAAGTTGCTTCTATGGGTTTTTTTGCTGGTATGGGAACCGATCCATTAGAGACTCCAAACTACGCGGTTGTTGTTCAAGGAAGTATGGTCAGGTCATCATTCTCTCCTTTATATTCTCTACTAACTATGGAAGAAACGGATTCTGTGGATGCCAGAGATAGTGATCAAAGAGCTAACGCTGAAGGAATAGTGATTAGTTCTCTAGAGACATTAGAAAGATATAAAGATATAACATTACAACAAATTGAAGATTTATTTTCCACAGCGATAATAGATTCTGACGGTAATCATACTTTAGATTCTGACGGCAATCCTGCCTTTATTAAAGGAACCATTGGAGATTGGGCTGGAGTTACACCGAGGACTTTAGACAATGGAACATTATCACTATCCTCCGAATATCAGACCTTAGATGACGATGACTATTTGTAAATTTATAAATACAGAGACTACTTACGAGGACTCTAATGTCTAGACAAATTCTTAATACTGGTGGTGCCGCGAATGATGGACAAGGCGATACTCTTCGTAATGCGAGTCAGAAAATTAATGACAACTTTGCGGAACTATATAACCTTATCACACTTACCGGAGGTGGTGGAAGTGGTGGTGGAGGTCTAACTACCGGAGAACTTCAACAACTTGTAGAAGACGAAATAACTTCTCAATTGTCGAATATAGATCCTGACGGAGGAAGTGCTAATATACTATTGTATAAAAGTTATGATCAATCCGATCTTCCTAGTGATCAAGATATTAATGTTTCTACAACATATAACTTTGAAACTGGATCTTTATTTGTAACTAATACGATAAGTACAGATTTTAATGGTTGGAGTTTTGATCTTCCCACTACAGGAAGATATGTTTTCTTAATACGAGTTGTGGCCACTTCTAATGATATAACTAAGATCATAGAAGTATCTGATTGGTCAGATCCAGTATTAGCTTATGACCGTGGGTTACCTAATCTAGAAGTTGATATATTGGCCACTAATGGAGTCATCTTTCGTAATGATACAGGTCAAACAGAAATAAAAGCATTTATAACATCTGACGGTACAGAAATATCGTCGAATGACTATAAGGAATTTGATTATGAATGGACTAATGATGGAGTACCTGTCTGTGTCCATGAAACAACGCGATATGTCTCTCACATTGACGGTAATATTGTCACAGTAGGGTCTGATGGTACATGTCCCATAGGGTATGGCGTTCCTGCCACCAACTCTGGGGTCACGGACAATTTTCCTAACGGAGAATTAAAATCTATATTCATAGAAGCTCAGGCGGTTCCCAATTCAGGTACCCTACCTTTGCAATTAACAATTAACGATAAACAAGAGGATTAATAATGGCAATTAGAACGGCAACGGCCGCCATAACTTTCACGGACTTAGCCGATGGTCAAAGTTCCGTAACTGCGTTCTTGACAAATGAGAATCATACCTTTGCAGCTAATGATGTGGGTGTAGTATCAAATGAGACAAGACGAGATTTTTCATGTTCTGTAAAAGTATTTATTGGTGGTACTGAGCAGATATTCACAACAAGTGCATCTCCTTCAGAAGGACAATTTAGTATTGGTTCTATTAACACGGTAAGTGGTTGGGAATTCCTTGTATCACAAGCCAACGGAACTGATATAGGTAGTGGAGTACTCAAAGGCGCTGGTGTTATATACGCTGATGCTATTGGTACTCCATCTTCAGCTACTATCCTAATACCAGTTACATATAATAACAATGGAACTACTGGATCTTTTGATTTAGCACTTTCAGTCAACCGTATTCAGGATGGTGCTGGTGGTACAATTATCAGTCTTGTACCTTCTAGTCAAATCTTCTCTGCGGATGCGGATGGTGTTTTACTGGGAAGTCAGAATAATAGTACTATTCTATTTGATATTGCCGGTAGTCCAGGCGCTCTCACCTATGAGACAGCGTTAGACGGTGGAGCATGGTCAACACAAACTGCAACTTCAAATGGTGCTGGTGGTATTGGTGGATACGATACAGACTACACTGGTTCATTCTCTACAGGATCTTTACCCACCACTGCCGTATCTGGTGCTAGATTGGAGATTAAACCAGAAAATATTGGAGACTCTAATGCGACATTAACAGTTCGTGTAAGTGGTGAACAGGGTAAGGATGCTGTAACATTTAGTAAAGTTCGTTCTGGTCGTGCCGCAGTATATGTTGAAATAGAAGCAGATAATCCAGTAGTATTCCGAAATAACTCAGGTAATCCAGTAACATTGACAGCAAAAGTTTATGATGCAAATGATGGTGCGCAGATCAGTGATAGTGTTGGTGGAGTTTTAGTCAAACATGATTGGGAATGGATAACTGGAGAACAAGTCTATGTAGGAAATTCAAATCTAGAAGTTCAGACAGATGCTTCAGGAGCTCCTCTGGGTTCAGGCGGAAGTCCTGTAAGACGTTCAGCTAACGGAAGTACTAGTGCAAGTGAAATTAATACTAATCAAGTAATCGTTGGTCCTTCTGATATTCCGGATACTGGCGCGCCAATCAGTATTCGTTGTAATGTTACCGTAACTACACCTTAATAAGTAAGTTAATTAGTAGGAAGTAAAATGGCAAGTATAAGAGCCTCACAGTCTATAACCTTTACAGACATAAATGATGCTTCTGGATATGAATCTATTTACACTAGAACTGTAAATACTATATCGGAAGCATCAGACTTCTTATCATCACAACTTCCTAGTGACTCATGGACTTATGGTTATCCATCACCGAATGGTGGTGTAGACAGTGTTGTATGGACAACAAATGGAGAAAGTCTGAGTTCCGCCTTTCCTATATTGTGGGAATGTAGACGCAGTATAGTTGGAAATCCAAATAATGGAGACTCTGTCACAGATACTTGGAGTGAACCTACTATTATCGGTGTCGCTGGATCTACAGGAGGAACTGGTCCTATGGGCCCGACTGGTCCTAGAGGACTTACAGGTACTCAAGGACTACGGGGCTCCCAAGGTATTCAAGGTCCTACAGGGTTACAAGGTCCCATAGGAACCCAAGGTCCAGTAGGTACTCAAGGTATTCAAGGTCCTACAGGGTTACAAGGTCCCATAGGAACCCAAGGTCCAGTAGGTACCCAAGGTATTCAAGGTCCTACGGGTGATCAAGGGCCTTCTGGATTATCTGGTACTCAGGGTCCTAAAGGTACCCAAGGTATTCAAGGTCCCAGAGGAACTCAAGGACCAGTAGGAACCCAAGGTCCAGTGGGTACTCAGGGCATTCAAGGTCCTACAGGTGATCAAGGTCCTTCTGGTCTGTCGGGAACACAGGGTCCTAAAGGTACTCAAGGTATTCAAGGTCCCACAGGTGATCAAGGACCAGTAGGAACTCAAGGTCCAGTAGGTACTCAAGGTATTCAAGGTCCTTCTGGTCTGTCGGGAACACAGGGACCTAGAGGTCTACAAGGTACTCAGGGGCCTAAAGGTACCCAAGGTATTCAAGGTCCTACAGGAATACGAGGTCCGTCTGGATTATCCGGCACTCAAGGTCCTCAAGGAACTCAAGGTATTCAAGGACCGACAGGCGATCAAGGACCAGTCGGGACTCAAGGTCCAAGAGGTTCTAATGGTATTCAGGGAACTATAGGTCCGCGTGGTTCAATAGGTCCTAGAGGATTTTCTGGACCTCAAGGATCGAAAGGTGATAGAGGTTCTCAGGGTTCTCAAGGTCCTATAGGCAGTACAGGTCCTAAAGGTACGATTGGTTTAACAGGTATTCAGGGTCCATCTGGTCCTCAAGGTATTCAAGGTCCTACAGGACTAGCCGGAACTTCAGGTCCGCGTGGTTCACAGGGCACTCAAGGTCCCCAAGGCACAATAGGATCACAGGGACCGTCTGGACCGAGAGGTATTCAAGGTACAAGAGGTACTATCGGTCCACAAGGTTCTCAGGGTCCGGAAGGTTCTGTAGGACCAAGAGGTTCTCAGGGTATCAGAGGTACTATAGGACCTCAAGGTACGATAGGTCCTTCTGGTCCAAGAGGTCCGTCTGGTCCACAAGGTTCTCAAGGTGTTAGAGGTACAATCGGACCATCTGGTCTTAGAGGTACAATAGGTCCACAAGGTTCTCAGGGTGTTAGGGGTAGTGTTGGTCCACAAGGTTCTCAAGGACCGAGGGGTACTCAAGGTATTCGAGGTTCTCAGGGACCTCAAGGTTCTATCGGACCAAGGGGTACAATAGGACCGCAAGGGCCTTCTGGCGCTACTGGCGTTCAAGGTTCTCAAGGACCCAGAGGTACGATAGGACCTCAAGGACCTTCTGGTGACACTGGTGTCCAAGGATCTCAAGGTTCTCAAGGACCTAGAGGTACA